AATTGAGGTATTTATTGTTGTTCTTGTTCTGGTCGAGGCATAACCTAATGCCATTTTAGCAGAAGCACTATATCCTGTTAAGTCAAATGCACTTCCATCTGTATCTTTTACAGTTACATCTGAAGTAAATGTAGCTCCTTGTTCAATGTATAGGTTAGCCGTCGCAGCCATTTAGTTTTTTATTCCTCTTTTTCTTCAACAATCTCTTTAGGTTCTTGTTCTTTAACTAATTTCTCTATCTTTTTATTATAAAAGTCTGTCAAAACATCAATTTTTTCTAATTCTACTTGATGTCTTGCTTTAGAGTTTAGAATTTCCTGTCTTGCAATTAGTGTGTTTTTCAAATCAAGACTCAAACTTTGTTCATCATATTGTTTTCCATTTATGGTTATTGACATAATATTCTCCTCGTTTATGGTTATAAATTTATATCTATAGTACTATTTATAATACATTATTTAAGTTTGTCAAAAATTACAGGTTGATAATTTTCTATTGATTTTGAGTAATCAAATGCCGTTCTCCATAGTTGTCTATCTTTATTTTTAACAGCTGATCTTCTATGACTTGTAATTAGTTGATCCATAAACAATAAATCACCCTTTCTAAACACATGGTGTATCATGTATTTTGATCTTGTTACATCATTCCATAATTTATTATAAAATGTATCAAAATCTTCTATTTCTTTACCATCTCTATACCATGCTTTATATAGATAGATAAACATAGGATACAAATATTCTTTGCCGTTTACAGGATGTTTTGCAACTAAAGGTCGTCTATCTATTTCTTCTTTATAATGTTTTTGTCCTGTTCTAAAGTTTTGTTCACCAACATTTTTGTATGCTTTAGAATAGACACCATCATCTCTCCATATTCGTGCTCGATCACCTTCATTATTAAGATTTATATCTATACTTCTATAATAATTTTTATCTTCTTCAGATAAATTTTCAAAAGCATATTGTTGATTTACAATTGAAAGAACAGTATCTATACATTCTTCAACACAATATAATCCTACACAAATTTCTTTAAAGTTATATCTTCCAGTACCATTTGCATGCCATTCTAGTTCTGTTGGACCAAACATACCAATTGGTTTGCCATTAATAACAGCACCTGACACAATACTTATTTGTGGTGAGTCTTTTGGATTCATAAAGTAGTCCAATTCTTCTACCTCACCTATTCTTGCACAAACTTGAGCAAGTTGCTGTCTTGTTAAATCTTGTTCATGTAAAACAACAGAGCCTTCATTAACAATTTTATAAACTAATTCTGTTAACTCTTTATCTGTATAATTTATTATTTGTTTACTCATAAATTTTCTAACAATGGTGTTATACAAATTCTTGCTGTATCATTCCATTTCATTCTACGTCTTTCAGCATAATACTCATCTCTAGTGGTTGCTAAATAAAAACAATCAGACGGTTTAAAGCTATATTCATTACAAATTTGTACTTGTTTTTCTCTATACTTATTCCACATTTCATCAACTTTAAAATTACTTATTATTAATTCTATAGTTTTAACGCCATTATAATTCCAATTCTCAAATCTTTTTAATCTATCAAGTGTAGAATGTGGTTCTTTTGTATATACTAATCCAAGTCGTTGACCTATAAGACCAAATCCTTTAGAAAAACTAAAAAAAACTTGTTCAGTATTTTTTGGTAGATTTATTCTTTGAATATTTGTTGAACCTACATAAGTACAATCTAAAATTACAGGTGCTTCAATTTTACCTGGATCAAAATAATTTCCATCAGCAGCTGAGGGTATTGATATATACAGAGGTTTATTATTATCTATTTTGCCTTTCAATGCTGCTCTTCCAGTTTCCTCATTCATATATTGACCCGGCACATCACAAGTTACAATACTAGGTCTACTTATAATGTCAGCATATTCATATTCACCGTAACAAAGTTTTTGCCACTCTCTTTTTTCTGTCATTACCCAATGATGAATAGCATCTGTTGTACCATTTGTAAAATAACAATAATTGAAATCTGATAAATCTATTATTTCACTTACCCATTTTCTATGTAATTCTTCTACCTTATTTAAATCATTTGTTGCATGACCACTACCTCTTTTATAATAAGTATCTGAAATTAGTTGTTGACTTATTATATCTTTTACTTCTTTAAATGTTGGTACGTCTACCCAACGATTATCTTTTAATTTTTCCTTCATATATTCAGTAAGTCGTCTGTACCGTCTAAAGTAAACATTAAAGCTATTCTAGGTTTTTTACTCATATTTACAACAGCATGTTTATAACCTATATTTAAAAAATATGCTTGTCCATCTTCAAGGTTATACGCTTCAATCTTATCATTTCTTTTAAATAAATTAATTACATTATTGTCACCATATATAGGCACTATACATCTAACACCATAACTTACATCATAATCAACATGCCAAGGTATCATTTTACCAGGCGCTAATTTTGTTATTCTTATTCTACTTGCAGGTGCTTTACATTGAGATACAATATTTTCAAAATAACTACCTTTATAAATTTCAGTTGGCATATTATATAAATGTTCTTCTTTTCTTTTTAATCTTTCTTTTATACTTGTTGTATGAGATAAAATTTCACTAGGTGTTGTTAAATTTATTTGTTCAAAATTATCATATACACTTTTTACCAAATCTTCATGGTTCATACATAACATTGGATTGGCAGACCTAACGTCAACAAACGTATCTGCTATTAAATCAGTTGACTTTCTTAACTGTGCTAAATTAATATTTAAATTTAAATTAGCTATTGTTGGTAGATTGTGTTTCGATAATTTCTCCATTGTGTTCTCTTTCTATTATAAAATTAGATTTAGGTTGCCAGTTGTAGTCACCTTGTAATCTAATACTATAAACATACTGTAACATTGTACCTGTTTTAAACAAAAACTTTGTTTCTAATTTTAAATTTTTGTACCACTCTCCATTTATAAATTTTTTAAATGCAGTATCAGTCATCTTTCTTTTTCTTTGATATAGATTATTTATTGCTCTATTTTTAATGTCATGTGTAATGTAAAGTATCTTAAATCCTTTTTCTCTTGCCCACTTTATCTGGTGTTCAGCCATAATTAATCCACAATGAGTATGTCTATATTCTTTTAAGATATGATAACGACAAACTCGCACTGCTACAGTTGGATCGTTTGTATAGTGTGAACTTTCAGCAGCTGATATTGATATTAACTTATCATCTTTAAAACACATCCACGTTTCTATATTAGGATTATCAGGATTATATTTTTTATAAGTTATACTATTATTGCCTTCATTAAAAGTTTGTAATCTAAATCTCTCAATTAAAGGCCAATACTTATTAGGATTTTCTGAATATCTTTTTACTATCATACATGAGCAATAAGTCTTCGACCACAAAATATTTCTGCCTCAACAATATATTGTTCTTTAAATTTATATTGTTGCATATTGTTTGTAATTGTTTTTAACTTTAATTTTTCTTCATAGTATTTTTGTGTGTGATACGGTTCTTGTATTACAGCATTTTTACATTGATAGTAATTCATTATATCAGTAAACATTTTATAATGATTTTCTTCATATAACAAAACACCACTAAAAATAATACAATCTACTTTGTAATCTACTGATTTTAGATTTGCCCAATCTCTTACTTCGTACTCAATGTTGTTTTCATTAATCCATCTTTTTTGAGCAAACTCTATAGGCTCTGGCGATGTATCAAAACCGTAGTAACGATAATCTTTATAATTTTTTTCACGTAAAAAATCATTGATAGGTCCATGTCTGCAACCAATATCAACAATACCTTTATAATTATTTTTTATAATTATTTCTGCTTGTTTTTCAAATATAGGTTTTGCTTCTAAAGTATCTAAGTATGACATATCTCTTAAACTATACTGTCTTTTCATAGGTATTTCACCAGTTTTAGTTGTGATATTAGGCCAAGGTATAGATTTGTTTAAAGTCACTTGCAATCCTCCATAATAGTCTATTGTTATCCATCACAGGTGTTCTACGGTGTAAACTTGTAAATTGATCCATTAATAACAAGTCACCCTCTTTAAAAATGTGATGATATTGATATTGTGATTTAAATATTTTAGGTTTTAATTTATTAATCATTTCTTCAGCGTCTATTTGTTTTTTACCTTCCCACGCTTTTGTTATAAAATGATACGGAAAATAAAAATATTCTAAGCCTGTATGGGGATGTTTATCAACTAGTTTACGAATACTTCCTTTGTTTTTACTCATAAATTCTAATTCGGGATCGTCATCCTCTAAATTGTATATTGTATTGTTTTTAAATTTTAATCTTATTGTAATTGATCTCCAATAATTCTTTTCATCATCTGACATATCATAAAATGGTTGTTGAGTGTTACAGACACTTAAAGTTGTATTAATATCTTCTTTTACACAATACAAGGCAATTAAAATTTTGTCTATCAAATGCCTAGAATTTCCATTTGAATGCCAACCTAATTCTGTATCTCCAAACATACCTATTTTTTTACCATCAACTTTTTTACCTGTAACTAAAAAGATTTCTGGATAATCTTTTGGATTCATAAACAAGTTAGGAGCCTCACACTCACCAAATCTTTTCATTGTATCAATATATTCTTTTTCATTTAATTGTTGATTATAGAATACAGCTACACCTTGTTGATGTACATTTTTTGCAACATCAAGTAATTCTTCATTAATCATATCTTTTATTTGTTTATCTATTTTTTTAGGGTATATCATAATATATTTTCTACCATTTCTTTAAAATCTTTATAGTCTAATATCTTAGGTATGTTATTCCATCTTGTTACCCAAGCACATCTAGGTGCTTCTGTAATAACTACTCTATGCATAATATCAGTTCTAATTAACACTGGTCTATTTTCTAAAACTATTTCACCTATTTTTCTATCACTTAAAAACTTTTCAAACTCGGGTGTGTATTGACCCATTTCTTTTTGTGCTTTAAACTCATGGTAGTATGCATGACCATGTGCGTTTTTTTCAGGCAAATAAACTTCTTCATCTTTTGTTTCAAAATAATCAATACGAGATTTACCAAACACAGGTATAACAATGTTATAACCATTAGGGTGTTCAGTATCTAAATCTATATCTGTATGAGCAAATACATCTTTTTCTGTACTATCAGCTGTATTGAAACCTGTTGAACGAAATTGATAATGTGGATGTACTTTTCTATGTTTAGATAATATAGGATTAAATACTTGTTCATATCCCGTAGGTTTACCTGTTTTATTATCTTCAAGTGAATAACTTACAAATGGTGTTTTACCAAATGTATTGTTAACATTACTTTTAACTTTATTGTACAAAGACAAAAGTAATTCTGTATCAGTTGCTACGTTTATGTATTCAGCTACACCTTGTATCATAGTTTATATAAAACACCATCTATAAATGGGTCCTCAAATTCTTTTGTTATACTTCCATTTTCAACTAACAAAGCATATCGTTCACTTCTTACACCAAAACTGTCTCCCCAATCAACATCTTTTTTAAGATGTTTTGTAAACACTGCCAATGGATCAGATACACTATCTATTTCAGAATGACCATGTTGTTTATTCCAAACATCCATGACATATGCGTCATTAACACTTACAAATATTACTTTATCTACACCAAATAATTTTAACTTATCTAATTTTTCTGCAAACCCTGGAAGATGTTTATTTGTACAAGTGTTTGTAAATGCACCAGGAATACCACATAATATAATTTTTAATTTATCGTCTACTTCATAGGGTACAATTTTTTTATCTTTTAAAATGTAAAGACCTTTACTACTTATTTTTTCCATTTACTATCCCATTCATTATATTTTTTCTGCCAATCACTTACTTGATCTAGCATGTTTTTGTTAATTATTTCTTTACTCTCACTTTCGACAAACTTGTAATTATCTGGTACTAACTTTTCCCAACAATCATGTTTTACAAACATTTTTTTTACGTTACCACCTAACTTTTCTAACAACTCTTTTGTCATATCAAAATGTCTATCGCCAGCACCTTTTTTAACAGGTGTAAATGATATAACATATATTTCTTTATTTGATATTGAATACTGTTGACCTAAATCTGCATTATAATATGCCTTTACAACTAACCAGTCCATAAGATTTTTAAAACCTACACAATAATGACCAGTGTATTCAGGTATAGAAAAAACTAATTTATCACTTTTACTTAATATATTGTCTATAGCTTCTACCTCTTTAGGAATAATACCGTCTGGTCTATTTGAATTGCAAATAGGTAAATCCAATTTAATGATGTTTGAAAATTTGATGTAGTGGTCCATTAATAATAGACCTCTATAACTCATAGAGCTTTCACTATAACTAAAAGATACTGCTGTCGTATTCATAATTTAAAAATCAATATAATATATATTACTTAAATAACTTCTCTGCTAACCAACCACCTGTATCGTATTTGTGTAATCGTATTCTTTTAAAATTGTCATGGTGATTTCTATGATATCCTTCACCTGCAATAAAAAAGTTTAACCATGGTACATTTGCACCACCTGGAGTTCTATGACCTACTGTATTTAATAAACCAAATCCTATTTTAGCAAATACAAATGGTACAACACAAAATGATATCCAAAAGTACGGACTAATTAAAAAACTAATTATATTTACTGAAATTAAAATATGTAACCAGTATTTGTGGCAAAAAACTAGTCTAGGATTTTTATACAAATCTCTAGCATATTTACTTGGTATATTTTTTATATCCCATGTTGTAAATAATACTTTCCAAAAACCTACATACTTAGATGCATGAGGGTCTTCTGGACCATCTGAATGTTTGTGATGAATACGATGGCTTGCAATCCAACCAATGGGTGTTCTTATACATGCAATCATCAGCATTGAAAGACCTAACACTTCAAACCATACAGGAACTTTAAACTGATTGTGACAATAATGTCTATGTAATAAAATACTAGCACCTAAGTGTGAAATTATTTCGGACCAAATGACACCTATAAAAATAGCAAATAACCAATCCATTATATTCTATTGACCCTCTAAACTATAAGATACTGAATTTTCAGAACAAAAGTTTTCTAAATTTTGACCGTTTTGTGTATTAACTGGTTCATTTATAAATTCCTGATAGGCAGCTTGATCTACAAAGACTGTTGTCCAAGTTTCTACTAAACCATCAACAGTTTTAACAGGTTTTTGTGTTATTTTACCTTGGTCAAAATAACTATCAATCAAAGCTAATATGTCATTGTTCCAAAAGTTAATTTCAACACCTTCGTTTGGTTTTTGATAAACGTTTCTAAATGTATAACTCATAATACTATTTATATAACCCCTACTATATGTATTCTATCCAGCATGGAGGCGTTTAATGCTGTGTGATTTTTTGTTGTATCAACTACATGATAATTACCATCTGCAGGATAATGAAAAATTTGTTTATCTATAATTATAAAACAACTTTCATTTGTTTCAATAGGTATGTGTATTCTTTTTGATAAATCTTTATGATAAGTATAACATGTTTTAGGTTTTAAATTCATTACTCTGGTACGATACATTTTTAAATCTGATAAAATACTGTTAATATAAGGCAGATCAAAAATAAATGTGCTAAAATCTGTTTCTTTATATCCCATTTCATATTTTTCATTCCATTTACCCACACCCCAAAATGGATCTAAATTATCTTTGGTACCTTGAAGACAAATTTGTTCATCAAACTTAGGTAATAGCTTTAGTTCACTTTTTATTTTTTCTATATCTAAGGACATACAGTTATCTCTTTGACTCTATGTGGTTGATTTAACACCCAATCTATAATTGAAATACAATAATCAATAGACATTTTTTTACTGTCTATATTAGCACTTCTTGGTGAGTCAAAATAACCAAAGTTAATTATACAAGTGTCAACACCTTCATAATAAAGTTGTTCATTTACATCTCTTAGTGTTTTCTTTTCAATACCATATCTATACATTTCTTTGTGACCTTTTATCCAATCACTTCCTGCAGACCCTATATTGATTATTTTTTTATGAAGTTTTGCAGCCTTATAAAGCAATTCTACTTGTTGAAAACCATCATGCTTACAATTAATGAATATATCACAATTATTTAAGTCATCAACTGTATCATATTTTTCATTTAATACTTTACCAAGGCCTCTACGAGTACCAGTAATATAGAATTTCATATACTTATTTAGACGATAAATATTGACAAATTTATCAAAATGTGTTATAATATATATATGAAAATTGTAAATATAGTGTGTACAAGTAAGCCTGGTGATGGTCTCTTTCATTATAGTTATGAACACTGTTGCTATCTTAACTCAATTGGCATTAAAAGTCAACTAGTAATTTTGACACATCACAAATTTAGTCAACAAGACTATATTAATGCTATTAATGAATGTTATATAAAATACGAAAATGTGGTATTTAACTTTTATACACCTTCATCAAACGATATAACATTAATACTAGGAAGAAGTATGTTGACACTAGCATACTTGAACAAAAGCTCATACACAAATGATCAATTACTTACTTTACATTTGTTGTTTAGTGGTAACCTCATATCTGTATATTCAGAAAATCATCCTAAAGAATATTCAAACGCCGTAGATTATTTTAAACCAAAAAAGATATACGACTTATGCGATTATGATGTTTATCCTAATGGCATAGGAGAACAATTTGAAAAAATAATAAACTTTAGTATTTACAAACCAGTTAAATCAGATATACAATTTAAGTATCTGTTTTTAGGTACAAATGAAATATACTATAGAGAAATAGAAAAACACATAGACAAATATCCAAATCACGGTATTGTAACTTACAATGAAAAGTGGATTAATCCTAAGTTAAATAATCTATTCGTACCTATTAAAAATATATTAGGAAAATTTGAAACATATGTTTATACAAAACCTAATTTTGACCCAGCACCTAGATTATTTGTAGAGTTTAAATGGTTAGGTAAAAAAGTAGATTATTTAAGAGATAAAAGTATGAAAGACGGTGGTATGGTTTATTGGAACAGACCTGTGCCTACGAAACAGATTTATAAAGACAATATAAATATTTTAGTTGATTTAATTAAAAGAATATGAAAAAAATATTATTAGTTAGTGGTGATAGTTTTAGTGACAAAAACTTCTCTACAACGATTCATCCAGAATTAGACACATCTTGGCCTAAATGGCCTGAACTCTTAGCCGACAAGTTAAATATGGAATGTATTAACATAGCAAAATCTGGTGCAGGTAATGATTATATCTATGAAGCATTAGTTGATACTTTACAAAACATTGACAAAGAACAAATAGGATTAGTAATAGCAGCTTGGTCTCAATGTCAAAGAAGAAGTTGGCAAGAATCAAAAAATCTATATTGGAAAAACAGTAGAGTGGATACAAAGGGTGATGTATTCTATTGGACAAAAAGAACTATGAGATATTGGTATAGTTTTCAAGTATTATGTGAAAGATATAATTTACCGTATAAACAATTTCAAATGATTTCACTTTTTCAAGGATGGTTAAACGGTTTACATCAAAACGACCATGAGGTATATAAAAATAAATTAAATCCAGATCCTAATTTTATAGAAAAACATATTTATCCAGGTGATAAAAATAAAGATGAAAAAATCTTAACAAACATGGTATTTAACCATGAAGATCATATTAATACTAAAAACTTTATAGGTTGGCCAATATTTTTTAGATTTGGAGGTTTTCACGTTGAGTATAAAGTATTAAGAGATGCAAACCATCAACCGTTAGATGGCATGATAATATCTAAACATGATGCTCATCCTACAGCAAAAGGTCAAAAGGCAATAGCGGAGTTTATATATGACAGGTTGGGATAGAGAATATTTAAAACATAAAGACGAATACCTAGAACTTTTTGATAAGTCAATGCAAAAAGAACAAGAAAGTAATGTTGAGTTTTTGGAAGATAAACTTAAACTACTCACAGGTAGAAAATATGCTGTAGTTTGTAGTAATGGCACAGACGCATTACATTTTGCTTTAAGAAGTTTAGATATAAAAAAAGGCGATGAGGTATTGACAACTAATTTTTCTTGGATTTCTACTGCGTCTTGTATATCTATGGTCGGTGCAACACCTGTATTTTGTGAAATTGATATATCATCTTATCATATGTCATTAGATAGTATTAAACGTATGTATTCGGATAAAGTCAAAGCAATAGTTTATCCACATCTATTTGGTAATATGTCAGATACAAAAGAGATAATAGATTTTTGTAAAGAAAAAAATATTACATTTATAGAAGACGCAGCTCAGTCGTTAGGCGCAAGTCTTAATGGTGTCAAAGCAGGATCAATAGGTGATATATCAACGTTAAGTTTTAACGCAAACAAAGTTGTTGCTGGGATTGCAGGAGGCGGAGCTATACTTACAGATGATAAAGATAAAGCAGAGATATTTAAAAAATTAAGAAGACACGGCAATAATGAAATATTAGGTTATAACTCTAAAATGTTGTTAATGAACGCTGAGTTTATAAACTTTAGATTAAACAAAATGAAAGAATGGCAATCTAAAAGACAGGAAATCGCAAAACAATATAATGAACAATTAAAAGATTATGTCACAATACAACCCACAACAAACGGCCTTGATCATAATTATCACAAATATGTTATTAGACTGCCCAACAAAGAGATACGAGATGAATTGAAAAATACCTTAAACGCAAAAGTACATTATGATAAGCCATTATCAGAAAATGTTATGTATAAAAACATTGAATATAGAAAAGATAAAACTTATGAAAGTAAGTTAGTTTGCGACACAATACTAACTTTACCTATTCATCCATATATGACACAATCAGAAATAGATAAAATAATTAATGTAATTATTATTACCTTAGAACACAAAAATAATAAATTTGTAAACAATATGAAAAAGATATTGGGTAATAACTTATTTGATAAAGAATTACTTAAAGAAACTACTGAAGATATTTACGATTATATTGTTGAAAAAATATATCAATTGCCAGAGTACATTGAAGAAGTTGAATTTAAAGATAAGAGAAAACTGAAGATAGCATTTAATAAATTTTACAATAAAATAAAATGAATTTTGCAAATATAAGACTCAATATAGAAAATAGTCCTAGATGCACATTAGAATGTCCTCTTTGTAAAAGAACTACATACTTTGATTTAAACAATACCAAAATAGTTCCTGGTGTTGATTTGTCCCTAAAAGATTTTAAAAAATGTTTAGATTTCTTTAAAGGTGGAATTACATTTGGTGGTCAATTGTCTGATCCGATATTTAATAAAGATTTAATAGAAATGTTAAAGATGTGCAAAGAAAACGAAGTTGATACAAGTGTTTTAACAGCAGCTACAGGTAGAAAAGAAGATTGGTACAAAAAAGCTTTCTCAGCAAACCCAAATGCTGAATGGACGTTTGGTATAGATGGCCCTCCACATTTAAGTCATAAGTATAGAAAGAATCAGAATGGTGAATTTTTATTTGAAATGATGATAATGGCAAAAGAAATGGGATTAAAAGTGTATTGGCAATATATTGTTTTTGATTACAACGAAAAACATTTAGAAGATTGTAAAAAATATTCAAAACTTTTAAAAATAGATATGGAAATATTATATTCTCAAAGAAGTAAAAGGGATAAAGGTGATTTTACGTATGAATAATAAACTTAAAAAATATAAATCTGAACTTACTTTTCCTGATAAAGATAAAAATGAATTAAAGCCTAAATGTATTTTTGAAAACCAAGAACTTACCTTATCAAGTATGGGATATTTTACACCTTGTTGCTGGGTTGATGACGAGTTATATAGAAATCAACCTTGGGTAAAAAGTTTATTTAAAGAGCATTTAAAATTACAAAATAATGAAAAAGTTGAAGACATTTTTAAAAGTAAAGAATGGACAGATTTTTATAATATGTTAAGAAATAATCCCAAAGATGCTCCACCTGTATGTTATAAATTTTGTAGTAAAGGTGTCATTACAAGAAAAATAAAAAAAAAAGAACATGAAAAAAATAACTCAATTTATACAATGGTAAAACACTAATGAAAACCTTAGACGAAATACAAGATAATTATTTAGCTATAGACTTCTTTTTGTCAATGTCATGTAATAAGAATTGTCATTACTGTACAAGTTATACTTTAGAAATGAGAAATCTAACAGTTGATATGAACTTTTTAAAACAAACTTTAGGTTATCTTAAAAATTATAAAATTAGAATATGTCTATTGGGTGGTGAACCTGGCCTTATCAAAAACTTAGATGATGTGATAAATGAAATAAAAAAATATCCTAACTTTGTATGTTCAGTATTATCTAATTCATTTGTTCGTAAAAGATATCCACATATACTTGAAGATAGAGATATACTTTATGTTGAACACAATATATTAGATTGGTATGAAAATGAAGTAACAAAATTAGGTAACTTTGATTATATACCTGAAAATGATTTTAACAATTATAATGTTGTTGTAAGAACGCCTAACTATTACAAATATAAAGATAATCATCCTGATGTATTACAAAAATTAAATCACAAAAACACAATGTGGAAAGCATTTAATGGTAGGTCAAAAGATTTTACAGATGTTATACAAGCAGATGAAATTGATCGTAAAATGTGTGCGGCCTTTCCTATGGTCCCAGTTATTGATTTTGAAAAGAAACATATTGTACATTGTAGTAAAAAGTTTGCTAACAATACCGAACTATCTAAAACATTTGAACTGACACAAGAAAATATTGATAAGATGATGAACTTTAGATTGTTTAAATATGAAAATTATTGTAAGACCTGTACTGAATGGGTACAACCAAAAGGACATTTTCCTATGAGAAAATATGCAAAGGTACTAAATGACTAAAATATATTCTGTAGCACTAAACTTACATGATCACAATACCTATGATGGTGTGTTTCATAATCAAAGAGAAAGATTTACAAGATTTAAACATAATCTACCTTATCATGCTGAGGCTTATGCTCATCAATCAGATATTTTAAATCCTGCAGATTATAGACTAAACAATGAATTTGTAAAACAATATTTTGTTAGAAAAGAAGATGTATTAGCATTTACATATACCTATGGTGGTGTTAGAATGTGTAAAGATATGTTACCGCAAGATGTATTCAAATATGAACCTAAAAAACTATGGGATTATTACTACAAAGATGGATTATATTTTATAGATCATCATCAATCTCACGCCACTTATGCCTTTATTAATTCAGGTTTTGAACAATCGGATATATTAGCAATTGATGGTATAGGATCAAAATATAGATGTGTGTTTTTTGATAAAGACCAAAATTTAATGGATTTGTCTGATAAGTTACCTATAGGTTGGTTATGGAATCATATGTCTAACTTTACAGGTTTTGGCACACTAGGTGCAAGTAAACTAATGGGACTAGTTGCATATGGTAAATTTAGTCAATACTACTATAATATTTTTCAAAGAATATTAAACGGCCCGATTACTGAAAAAAAACAAGATTTTTCCTACATAAGTATAGACAATTATGGATTGCACGATTTAGCCCACACACTACAAGTATTTACAATGGATAAGATAGAAGAATACGTATATCCACTAAAAAGTTGTGACAATCTTTGTATTGCTGGTGGTGTTGCATATAACGGTTATATGAATGAAGAATTTACAAAACATTATAAAAATGTATTTGTACCACCTGCTGTTGGTGATGAAGGACAGGCAATCGGTACATATCAACACGCTGACTACATATTAAATAACAATATACACAAATCAGAAACATTTGCTGGTAAACAATATGAATATAATGAAGGTGAACAAGTGAATTATAAAGAGGTTGCACAAGCAATTGCTGACGGTAAAATAGTTGGTTGGTTTCAAGGAAAATCTGAAAGTGGCAATCGTGCATTAGGTAATAGAAGTATATTAGCTGATCCTCGTAATCCTGACATCAAAGATATTATTAATCATACCATAAAAATGAGAGAAGACTTTAGACCATTTGCACCTGCTGTTTTAGAAGAACACTATAAAGAATATTTTGATACAAGATTACCCAGTCCTTATATGAGTAGAATATGTAAAGTTAAAACTGATAAAGTGCCAGGCATAACACATAAAGATAATACCGCAAGAATACAAACAGTTAATAAAAAATTTAATGAAAAGTTTTATAACATTATAAATGAGTTTTACAAAATAACAGGCGTACCAATGTTATTAAACACAAGTTTTAATTGTCAGGAACCCATAGTAGAAACACCCGAACAAGCTATTAGAACATTCAAACGAACAGCATTAGATATATTAGTTATAAATGATAAGATTTTAAAAAAATGAAACATTTTGATTTATTAGAGCAAAAAAGAAAACACGTTAAAACTTATAGTGAAAAAATACCTCCTAAGAAGTTAATAGAACAGGCATTATGGAAAGCGTGGAAAACTTCTCCTTCTAAAAATAATGCTATGGCATATCAAGTAATAGTTTGGGGACCTGATAAAGAATTAGAAAAGGCAGCTATTCATAGTTTAGTTGTAAAAAATCACAAACACGCTGAAGATAGAGCTGTTGAAAAAAAGTTAATGAATAAAACTCAAGATGTTAAATTGGGTGTAGTTGAAAACCCATATTATCGACACATAAAAGAAAATCCGTATTTAATAACAATACATAGTAGAATAGCAAAACCAAATAAATTTTATGAAGAACAGATAAAAACAGGACACTTTTACGATCAAGCATATAATCCAGAAGATATAATAGACTCTGTAGCTGTTGAAGTAGGTATATTTGCAGCTAATTTGACAAACTATTTACTAGAAGAAGGATTAGATATGTCTTATAATTCTTGTTTCAAAAGAGATATTAAAGACTGGCACAACGTTGGTTTATATATGGTTAAACAAAGACCGATCACAATGATATCTTGTGGTTATGCTGAAAGGTATAGACGTGATGATTTAAAAAGTTGTGGAAAAGAAACTTGGGATATAAAACCTGAAATAAATGATATTGTAAAATGGATATAGACTTACAATTATTTAAAAATATAATGGCAGAGGCCAGACACAATGATGATCTTTTAGACTCATATAGTCCTAATCAATTTAAATCAAAAGAGGTATTAATTAATCACATTAATAGTTTAAATATTTTAAATGATAAATCTGAAATTATAATACTAGGAAGTTGGTATGGCAGTATATTAATTCCTGCATTTAAACAAGTTAAACGAATTACCGCTATAGATTTAGATAAAAATGTTATTAGTATTGCTAAAAACAGATTATTTAATCATTATAAAAATGTAGATTTTATTACCAGTGATGTTTTTGACAAAAACAGATATGGTAGAATACAAAATGCCACTTTAATTATTAATACGTCTTGTGAACATATGAAACCTATGAATGAATTAAAGGCTTTAGAAAATTCAAAATCATATTTTGCTTTTCAGTCTAATAATATGTTTAATATACCTACACACATCAATTGTGTAAATAACATAGAAGAATTTAAAGAACAAATGCCAAGTAACGCAAAAATAATGATTGAAGATCACATTAAAGATGATAGAGGCACTAGATTTTTATTAATAGGTAAATTATGAAAAGAGTAATTTATAGTTTTTACATTGACATTCCTAAAGATGAATTAGATATATTTGACAAAAATATACTTAAAAAAAATCATACACCAATAAATTATGTGACTAAAGATGCATTTAAACAAAACTATTCTAAGTTAGTGGCCTGCAAACAATGGTATGCTGATCAAATAAATGTACCTTTTAAGATGTTTGAATATGATACTAATTTTATATTATATAAAGATAACCTACAATCAAAATATCCATTTCTAACAACCTACAATGTGGTTAATTTTTATAAACTACATTTACTGTATGAGCTATCTAAACAATATGATGAAATACTTTATTTAGATTTTGATGTTGTGCCTATGAAGTCAGACAACTTTTTTGAAACTTGGGACTTATCAAAAGGTATAGCGATCCATCACAATACACATAAAGTAATTAAGATGGAAGCGGTAACCGAATATTCACAAACTATTCGTAGTCCAACATCAAAATACTATAATACTCAAGCTATGTTATTAGATAGAGGTTTGAATCCTGTACATAAGGTTGTAAACACAGGTATTGTTGGTGCAAGTAAAAAACATTTACAACAACTTAAATACTTTGATAATTTTGATTCGGATATGAAAGAAATGAGTAAACTAACAACAGGCCATGATATGTTTCCAAAAAAAATAACAAACTTTTTTGGTTGGGATAATGAAACACTTTTTGCAGTTAAACTTGCAGAAAACAAAGTAGATGTACAATGGTTAGATGACAACTGGCACTATTTTTTTTCAACACAAGGTTTTATACCAAAAGATATAGTATTATGTCATACTATTAATAAACAATTTGATGTTGTTTGGAGAGCATATAATGCTTAAAATTTGTACAGTTTATTTCAAAGGTACATATACTCCAGACTATGTGTCAAAACTTTATAGATCATTAAAAAGAAACAGTACAATACCTTTTCAATTTATATGTTTAAGTGATACAGATGTTGAAGCTGATATTGTGTTACCGTATAATCACCATAGTCATGTAAAAAAACATTGGCATAAGTTAAAGTTTTTTAGTCCACAGTTTGCTTATCAACAACCAGGTGATGATATTATCATAATGGACATAGATCAAGTTATTACAAATAACGTAGATGACTTATTAAACTATCCTGTAAATGAGAATGAACTTGTAAGTTATGGACAATGGTGGGATATTAAATTAAAATTAAATGGTGGATTTTACAAATTTAAATCTGGTAGTTTAAAAACTGTATGGGATGATTTTGCACTAAATCCTGAATACTGGCAGTTACACTATTATAATAAGGGTGATGTTCACACAAAGTATTATGGAGAACAAAATTATGTTAATTGGAAAGTACAAGAACACAATATAAAACTAACTTTAACACCACAACAATGGTTATGTAAATATACAGATGATTTTAAACAAAATTTAAAATTAAATAAAATTTATAGCAAAAAGTTTAATACAGATTATATGATATTAGATAATGTTAATAAATATATAAAGATTATTCACTTTACAGGTATTAATAAAACAATACATAACAGTAATCATAAATTTTTAAAGGAATATTGGAATGAGTAGTAAAGACTGGACAAGAAAAGAGTGGGAAGAGTGGTATAAAAAAACCATGTATTCATTTGATATTGAAAGACAAAGTGTATTAAATGCTCAAAAGTGTCAAAGAAATTGGGATAGAACAAGAAAAATATTACCAGAAGTAAGAGATCACTTTTTATGGTTAGCACAAAACGCTCCATCAAAACAATATGAAGCGTATTATGATGTATACTGGACTGATAATAAAGAAGTAATAGATGAATGTTCTAACTATACATGGGGAAATACACATAGTAGAACACCACCATCTAATTGGAAAAATTCTCAACAAAGAGCTTCACTCTATATTTTATTTGTAGGAAAAGAACCAGAAACTCGATTAAATTGTAATGCAGATGGAACTTTAAAAGAAAATTCACACCATGAAAGATGGCTTAATGCTTACGTAAGTATAGGTATTGCAATGGGTTTAATTTTACAGTCTGCAAACAAATTAGGACTATCTACAGGATGTAATAAAAGTCATAATGACATAAACGGTGATGATTATTGGCCTAAAAGATTAGGTATATTAGAAGATGTAGATAAAGGTAAAAAATTAATATCTTATGGCATTGGTATAGGGTTTCCTATAAAAGGTAAACCAAGATATTGGTCAGATCAAACTGAATTAATGATAGGTGCGGCTAACGGAAGTAAAATTACTACAACTAATATGGAAAAACATCCTAGAACTGGTCACTCTATGAGAAAAGTAAAAATAGTTGATATTACAAAACACGCAGGAGAAACTATAGAGGATCCATATGGCAATTTTCATAAAATTCCAGATGAGTCTTTAACAAAAATAAATACACCAAGGATAAGAAAAATTAATCTTATTGAAATAAAATGAGAATAATTTGTTGTAGATTTGGTAATAAATTTACTCAATGGCATGTTGATAACTTAAAACACATGATAGACGAATACTCTGGTCTAAAATATGATAGTTTTGAAGTTATTGAAGATGATCTATACGGCAATTGGTTTAACAAGTTTCAAATGTATGATAGATTTAGAGATAGTGAAAATTTATATTTTGATTTAGATGTAGTTATCTATGACAGACTTCCTAATCTTATAAGAAAAAACTTTACACTATTAGATGACACATGGTGGAGAGAACCAGCTCATACACCTTTAAATTCATCAATAGTATCTTGGACAGGTGATGTATCTTATATATGGAATAAGTTTAAAGAAAATGATAAAGAATATATTAAAACATACACTAAAGGCAGTGATGAATGGTACTACAAAAATATAAAATATGAAACTTACGATAGAATATGTCCATCAATAAAAGATTATATTTATCAAAAACCACCACAGTTCAGTATATGTACACTTGGACAAATGCACCACTTACAAGAAGAAGGATGGACAGGTTGGTATTCTAATTATTTTTTATCTAAACACTCAAACGCAGCTTGAAGAACATTTATTTTGTTACTAGCTTGTCTTAGTTTCTTTTTTGCGTTTTCATTTTTAGAATCTCTTATTTCTTCCAACTCAAACAACGCAAGTTTTAAAGCAAACAAATGATCTTCATTTTCAATATTTTTGAAAATAGCATTTACCAATGAAGGATAAAATTTTGTATTTAAATCTGCATTACCTAATATTAGTCCTTGTTTTTTAGCAATATTGACTATCGAGTCTTCAAACAACTTTTGCTCTGTTTTATTTTTTTGATAAGTTGACTCATGTAATTGATCAATATTCATATACTTTATAAGTGCTTGATATTGAGGATTATTTTCTTCGTATGGTATGATGGTTGTAAATACTGATTTTTTATCTTCAACTGTTGTTTGCACTTCTATATTTTTTCTTTCGTTATCTATAAAATATGCAGTTAAGAAATTGTCTTTTAAAAATTCTTCAGTTAACATTTTTGTTCTCCTTTATATATTCATACTAAGATTTATTTATACGTAAATAATAAGTATTCGCTGTTACTGCTGTTCCATCTGGAAATTCTTGTGCTCTATAGTCGTCTGTGTTTACATACAATTGTTGATAGTTACCAGAACCATTTAAAATAGTATCACCCATTCCAGAACCTCTTGTATTACCAGAACCAGATGTTCCTAAATTATAACTAATTGAATAGCCATCAGCAGATGAAGCTGCTGTATATCTTATCCATTCTTGTACTAATGAATTAAATGTAGCAGATGTAAACTGTTGAATGTTATTTGATGCGTTAACATAATATGGCAACGTAAAAGTAGGTGCTGAACCATTTACTCTATGTAAATAATAATTTGTAATTGTTGTTGGTTGATCCAGTGTTTCTGGAATACCACCAGCAGTATATAAACTTGTATCAGCTCTTGTATCTGTAAATATCGCTGTTGCTGAACCACTTACTTCAGTTGCACCAGCAACAGATGAAGAACTTGAAATAAAATAAGTTCCTGCTTGTTGTGTAGTTGTAGTTGCGGCTGTTAGTAAATCTATTGCTGGATGTAAAAAAGTATCTTTTACATCTTGTAAATTCATTGCTTGTATTTGACCACTTGCATTGTAGTATGATGGCCAAGTTTTACCTGTATCAGTTGTAGGTGTTACTGCTGCTGTAGTTTGATTAATTTTTGAATAACTTACTGTTACTGTACTAGGTTCTGCTGTTGTAGCTTCACTTGGGAATGCTGTTGTACTTGTTGAATAAGAACCAGCTTGTTTTCTTGTATCCGTAATTGTTCCTAGATTACCACCTGAACTAACTACTGATAATGCAACACTAGGATTCAATGAATATTGATAAATTACTTGATCTACTATCGAGTCAACCATTGAGGTTGACATCTCTCTTAAATTTCCACTTACTTCATATAAAGGTTTTCTAACTGCCATAATATCTCCATTATTTAATATTAATAAATCTATTTATAATATTTTATGCTCCTGCTCCATATATTGTTTTTACAACTGTACCTGATGAGTTTAAAATCTGTAGTGTAACAACGTTTTTAAGTTGATCTTGTCCTATTGCGTCATCAGCCATTTTAGCTTCTGATATTTGATTGTCAGCAATATCGTCTGTTGATATTGTACCATTTGCAATCATTGTACTTGTAACAACACCCGAACTTCCTGTGGTTATAATTGTACCAGTTTCATTTGGCAAAGTTATTGTTCTATCTGCTGTTGGATCTTGTGCTATTAAATTTATCTCATAAGTATCTGAAGTAGCACCTTCAAAATATAAACCTTCTTTAGTATAAATGTATCCTAACGTTTCTATATGTTTTGAACCAAAATATACAGATGCTCCTGAACTACTTATATTGTCAGCGGTTAATGTTCCAGTTACAGTTAAATTATCATCAACAGTAATTAAAGATGTGTCTGAAGAACTAATTGTATTGCCAGCAACTTGAATAGTTCCTAATGAATGTGTACCAGTTCCTTGTGCTGTAAATTCACCTGTAACAGTTACATCATTTGGCAATCCAATTGTTAAAATATCAGGACCACTAACCACAGCAGTAATTTGATTTGTTGTTCCATTAACAGTTAATGTTTCACCACCTCCAATAATTTGAGATGTTGAAGAACTGTCAGTAATTGTCCAACCTGCAGTAGATGTAGCAATACTAATGGTTTCATTCATAGCATCAACTAAATTAGTTGAACTAATAGCACCAGATAGATTTGCAATATCACCAAAATCATTAGCCGCTAAATCATTAAATTGCGTTCTAAACGTTTCTAGTGTATCGGTTACTGTTATATTTTTTACAGCCATTATTGTTTAACTACCTCTTTACCAGTTTCTATTATCTTAATGTTTTTCATCAACCACCTTTAATAATAATTGTTTAATTTCTGTTAATTCATTTTTTAATGTATTAATATCTCTAATCATTTCTCTCAATTTGTCACTTTCTTTATTTTTTTGAGTGACTCTTTGCATATATGCGAAATACCCTTTTCGATCAGAATTAACAATAGCTTGTGTTCTTGTATCTTTTATAAAACTTCTATCTTGTTCTATTACTTTTCTCATTACGTTGCCAATGCGATTGCTCTTAAATCTGTTACTCTTGGTGGATAAGCAGGATTAGTTCCTGTCATTACCATTTTAATTGCAAATGATGTAAACTCTCCAAGACCATCTACAGTAAATTTTTGTTCATTGTAACTTGTATTATATTCTGGACTATAAGGCGTTTGTGAACGACTTTCAGAATAATTAATTGTATCGTCTGCTAAACCTGTTGAATTAAAGTAAACATAAGGAATTTCATCAAAAGGTCTACTATCATCAACATGTCTAATTTTAAATAACATTTTAATATTAGATGTAGGATAATTGTTTGCACTTATTCTAACATCTAATGCTGTTGCTGGGTTATCTAATAAAATTTCTTTTGTAATATATTTTGCAGCTGCACTTCCGCCAGTTGCTGATGTTTCATCTACAAAATCTGTTGTGTTTGAATTATTAGGATCATCTAAACGATTTGTAATTAAAATCATATTTGCTCTAGCTAAATCAATAACAGGAGAAATATTTTCGTGTTGTGTTGACATTTCAAATTTATATGTTAGTGATTTATTTCCAGCAAAATGAGTTGTTTCATTTATAGGTGAAGCAACTTGTTGTTGTTCAGTTATATAAAAATTATCATTTGGAACAACTTCATTTTCGGTTTGAGCTACATAAGATGTTTCACTGCCGTGTATAGATTGTTTTGAAATTGTTGTAAGTCTATGTGTTACTGAAGTATCTCCAGGATGCATAAACCCTATTTGAGGTTGTACAACTTCAAATGCGATATTTCTTGTAGCAGTAACAGATGAGCCACCAACACTTCCTGTTGAAGTTGCTGAGTCACCAGATATTGTAATTGTATAACTATCTAAAGTTACATTTCCAATATCATGCGTACCATTGATAGCACTTCCTAAAATACCGTTATAGTCTGTACCATCAGTTAAACCAGCAATTGTAACTTTATCTGGTTTATCGTCATTCATACCGTGATTTGGGTGATTAATTTTTACAATAGAAGGATTTGAACCAAATGTTGATCCAGATCCTGCTGTTTTATTAGTTTCAATAGGATTATTTTCTAAAGTTTCAGCAGTTAAAGCTGAGTTATTAAATGTTACAGTACCAGTTGTGTTTGTTGTAAAGTTTGCTTTTTTTATTGAGAATTTAATGTCTTGTAGAGGTGACTCGTTTTGTCCACCTACGTTTTGTGATTTAAATAAAGAGCCAACTGCAGGTTGTTCCGAAACTCGTCTTGAGCCTCCAATAACTGTTTGTCCTAATTCAGAAACATATAAAACATATTTTGTACTATTTGCTGTTATACCAATAGCATAACTTATACCACCCTTTAAAAATACTGGTGAATCAAAAGTAAATGTTGTAGCTGTTGTACCATCAGTTGATGTGTTTACATCAGCGGCCGCTTTTGTGACTACACTAAATGGTAATATTTTTGAACCAGGTCTATCTCTATAAGTTTCTAATAGAGCAACATTAATAGGCTGAATCGTATCTTTTTCACTAAAATATAAGTCTAGTGATGTTACAAAACACCCTTCTTCTACCTGATTTACAAATGTTTGAGCTATTGCCATTATATTGTTCCTCTAGTTTTATTTATTCTATTTTTTTTTATTTTTCCAATCACACGACAAATTGGTTTACCTATATTGTGTAATAGACTTCCAATAATTGTTTTCTCACCCGCAAGATATTTTGCCCAATGTGGAACTAAATGTTTTGTAAAGAAGAACGCAATTTTACCAATTTTTGTATTTGATTTCATTTCTTCAATTAATGGATAAGCCCAAGCGTGATAACCTATCATCAATTCTGGATCATTTAACATAGCCCATTTACCATATTCTTCGTCAAGTTCCCATAATCGTTTATCTAATAATCCAAGTTCATAGATATAATCACAAAGAACCTTACCACCAGAAGAGCCTTTATTGTGTACTACATATCCGTCAGCGATGTATGAATTATCATTTGAAACATTAAAGTTATATAAAGGCAATTGAGGATTGTTGATTACTTTTGAATTAATACTAGTAATTTCAACTAAACCATTGTTTGTTACAAGTTTATCACCAACTTTTAATTCACCTTTTAATTGTTCATAAAGTTCTACACCATCACGTTCTTTTGTTTTTTCTGGTTTAATAGATTTCCAACCTTCTTCTGTCATAAATGGGTGTTCAGAAGTAAAGAAGTAATGTTCATTATCATTAAATGAGTATAATTTTCTTTCAGCCAATAAAGTAGGATCTAATTTAATAACTGTGTTTTCTTCTTTGTATCCTTTTACTTTATCGCCAACTACAACATCTTCAATATTTTTAAATGTGCCATCAGCCATTGAAACTTTAGTACCTGCTATGAAACAACTACCACCAATACCAGCTTTATTATCTTTTATAGCTTGAGCAGTTTTTGCTCTTTCTGCATTTCTTTCTTTTAAATCTGAATAAGTTCTAACATTTGGATCATTATCATCTGGATCTATCCTATCTGGAAGACCATCTTTATCTCTATCTTCCCATCCACCACTATCATTATTATCTGTTCCTCTATTTGAACCAGAAGATGAACCACCTGAAGAATAAGTTGTTGATGAAGTAATTTCTCTTACAGAATTTTCTTCTAATAGTTTTGTTTCTATAACATCTGGAACACGAGTTGCATAAACTGTTTCTTGTTCTGTTACTAACAATCCTTGTGCTCTATATTTTGTAGAAGCAAATGATTCATTATTTCTACCTGTTCTAAAGTTTGACTGTGAGTCTGTAATTTTAAATACTCTTTCTCCACATCTCCATTTTGGATTACCACTTACAGATGGATTTGGAATAGCAAATGTTCCTGAAAGTGAACCATTAGCATCAGATGTTAATTGTCCACCTAAAGAACCTCCAGTAGGTGTTACATATGAATCAACATCTACATCTTCAAAATAAGCATAATGTTTAGATAAAGGTTTTAACCCCGTTACTGTAAATGAAATTGTTTTAGACCTGATATAGGGTACATAAGATAAATCAACAAGTCTTTCTCCAAATGATTGTTGAACTACTTGTGATGATAATTCTCTCTTTAATCCTGAACGTGTAGCACTACCTGTTCTTCCTTCTTTAACAGTTGTTTGATTACCACTATGTGTTTTTTCTATAAATGTTCCTGTCCAGTTATTTTGCCATTCATTCCATACTGTTCCTGTTCGGTGAGATGGATTTGGAATATCTTTGATACTATTATAAAGTAAATCATTATTTACAACTAAATCTGGAGATGTTTTTGTATCTTTCCATTCATCAAATTCAGGTGTGATTTTCATATTTCCAACATATGTAAAAACATTAAATGGATTTACATTTACTGTTGTTGTAGCACTTAAATTAGAAACCAATTCTACTTCCGTGTAAGGTAAGGTAATTAAGTCACCTGTTTTTTGATAACCAGCAGCTGTTCTAGCTGTATCATTTGTTGCTGTTTCTATCAAAGAAACTTGATCTGTAAAACATCTTGGTCTTACAACACCATTTTCTAAATCCATAGAACATTGATAATCTGAATTTGTAGTATCTCCTACATTATGACCTTTAAAAGTATCTACTAAAAATCCATTTTTAAATCTGTTAAAACCATTAGCGTCTTGTATTTCTAAATTTAATGTTTCTTGTTCTAATAAAGATAAACTTGTATAATACTCTAAATTTTTAATTCTACTTTCTAACTTACCAATATCTCTCATTGTATATCTTCTATTATCTACAGGAATGACTGTAACATCACTTGTACTAAAAGTATATGCAGGTAATCTCAAATAACATAGAATAATAGAGTTATCAATTGTATCAGGTCTTTGAGGATCAACAGCCGAAGCACCTCTTGCTTGTTTAAACTGGCCACTTGTTGTCATATAGATTGCATCTATACGAGAGAGATAAAATTCAAAATCTGCTCTAAAATTTGATCCTGGTTTTGGAATATCTACTGAAACAGCATTCGTACCAGTAAAGTTTTTAGCACCTGTTGCATCTTTATCATTGTATCCTATAACATTACTATCATCTGCAACTCTTGGTCTAAAATCAACACACTCTCTTAACTCTAATGTTTCTCCTTTATTTTCAGATTTAAATGTAGGAATATTTGTATAATCAATCGCATAACTATCTACACTAAAATAATCTCCAGCGCCGTGTGTAAAGTAATCAAAATTAATTAATAATTGTCCAGTAGGTACTTGAGAACCTGACTTTAATTTAAGTCTACCTAAATCATAAAAATTATCTCTTTGACCATTGTCCAAATCAAATCTATCAGTTATGTTTGTATGTGAAGTAGTAGCAGCAGTTGCAAAATCTGGAGACATATAAACAGAATTTAATTGATAAATGTCTGCCTTACCTAAAGATATTATTGAATTTGTTGCTGTTGCTTCTGTTGTAATACTTGTTGTAGCGCCTGAAACTAAAGTTTTTAATTTTTCTACTGCAACATTTCTAACTATTGTTGCTGTAAATTTAACTTCAGAGTTTCCATAGTTTGAACCCAAGTCAATAGTTAACTGATTTGAATTACCTGATAATGAAAATATTGTATTACCTTCGTGGTTATTTCCTGATAAAGAAGTTATTTCACCAACTTCACCTGATGATGAACCTGCAGTTATATGCATTAACGCATAATCTCCTGAAGATAACGAAGCAAAAGTTTCATTTGAACCTGCATTAAAAATACCAATACCATCACCTGTTAGAGTCGTAACAAATTGTCTTCTAACGGTAAATGATGTGTCAGTTAATCCGTTGTTTGTAGCAGTTTTTAAAGTTTTAATAACTTTTTCTGGTAATTTATAAACTAAAGTATTGTTTGTTGTTTCTTGTAATTTTGTTCTTCTTCTTTCAACTGGTGAGGCCGTTGTAACATCAGAACCACCTACAGCGGCAGATAATGTTAAACTTGTATCACTTACAATTGCTAATACAGTAGCAGTTAATTCTTCTCCAGTATTATCAGTAAATACAATTGTGTCCCCACTTATTAATTCTGTTGTAAATTTTGTTCCTTGACCAATAACATCAGCACTACTATTTGCTACACTAATAGTTCCTGTTAAAGTATATTGTGAATCATCTGTTGAAGATGTTGCATTACTTGTTAATACTGTATCTGCTGTAAACGCTGGTGTATTAGCTTGATAAATTTGTTTTACATTTTTAAAATCATATACAATAACAGATTTAAAATAATTTGTATCTGTAGTTATGACTGCTGTATTACTTGAAGTAGCACCTGTAATTGTATCACCAGCAGTAAAAGTTCCACTTTTGTTTGATATAACTACGATACCATTTTGAGCTGTTCCACCTGAAGTGTAACCACTAAATCCTGAAGTATCAGTAGCAATTGTAAATTCGCTAGCACCTGTAACAATAATTTCATATGTGTTACCATTTACTTCAGTCATACCACCAACGCTGTCAAAAGTAACATTTTGTCCTGTTGATAAATTGTGTGATGATGATGTTGTAACAGTTAATAAAACTGCTGATGTTGCCACCATATTTGAAATAGCAGCTGTAACTGAAGTCGAAGCGGCCTCTACAATACCACTTGCGCCTGATACATTTGTTACAGTTTCACCTGTTGTAAGTGAATGTGCTAATTTTGTTCTTAAATGTGTAAATGCTGTAATATTAAATAAACCTAATTTATAATTTGATGTAGTATTAGATGATGACGCACCAACTGTACCTGAATTGTATTCAAAAAATCTAGGATGTGCTACACCTATTTGATGTATGTCAGTACCTACGCCACTATTTGCTGAACCACGTGAAGAAGTCGCTTCTTTATATAAAGATACTTCTTTATAAGCTTCTGTATCACCAGCAACTGTATCTACATCTGGCGATCCATAAATGTTTGAAACTTCTACAAAATTACCTAACGCTAATCCAGTTGTAGAATTATTAACTGTTTTAAAATCTCTGGACTTATCTATTGTAACATATTTTGTAGCTATAGTTTCTAACTCATAACCTTGAACATATGCTTTACCTGATCCTAATCCAATAGCTAATCTTGCTTTTGATTCTTCAGCTGTTAAATCAAATTCGTAACGTGGATCTAATACTGTTCCTACTCTTGTTGTATCTGGTCTATAAATACCTCTTTCATATTGAGATATAGTTGAGTCAAAATGATGTTCTCTTACATCAATGTCAAAATTTCTTACAACATAGTTTCCTGATTCATCAAATGTTCTACGAGCAAGTGTGTCAGCAATTAAACTATAATCTGTTTTTATAACTTTTGTAATTAAGTTACCATTATCAATTCTTAATAATTCTATAAAGTCATCATCTTCAGTAGATGTTAAATCTTTTTTAGCAAGTGTTAATGTAATTTTAAATCTATGAGCGCCTGGTGCATTTACATTTGAAGAACCTTGAGCGTTATCATTTAAAGAGGTATCATCTGAAGGTGTAATTAAACTTTCTGTAATTGTAAATCCAACTTTAAAACTAGGGTTTACAAAATAAGGTTCTAATATTATTGTTTGTGCTTCATTTTGTACAAAAAATCCATTTACATAATAAATTCCAGCTTCTACTCTCACAGCAGATCCAGTTCCTACTGCATTTGAGTCAATAGGTAATGCTACTCCATTTGTACCTACTGTAGCAGTTTCACCACCATCTCCTGTTAAAGTTTCTGTACTAACAAATCTATTAATAACTCCAGCACTAGCACCTGTACTTGCTGTTTTTGTATAGTTGACAAATATTGTTGCGGCTTCTGTATCAGTAGCAGCAGTTGCATTTATAACTTCAGCAACTACACCATTCGTGTCACCTGTAAAAATTGTACCAATTAAATCAGATACATTTGAAGTTGAAAATGTTGAAAGTTTAACGAAATGATAAGTGTTTATATATTGTATTTCACCAGGAATAACTTGAGCGCCATCTTTAAATATGTGATCTCCAAATCTTTTAATTTGATTTTGAAGTATTGATTGTACTTGAGTTAATTCTCTTGCTTGAACAGCAAATCCAGGACGAAATAAAATTTTATGAAATCTTTTTGACTCTAAATAATCATCAAAGTACGGACTAATATTAAAATCAGTTTTTGTGGCCATTTCTATCCCTATGTATGTTAAAATTCTATAATCAGTTTAATATTTTCTGTTTGATCTACAGCTCTTGATATTGGTGTTCTATTTTCAACATATAAAACATCTCCTGTATCGTGGTCGATTTCAGGTACAGAATATCCTGAAGCAAAAATAACATTATTAACTGGTGATGAAGCAGATGTGTCGGGTGTGCCTGTTGCACTTGAACTTTGTCCTGTAATTACGTTTGCACCAGAAAAATCAATTAAATTACCGTTACTGTCAATACCAGCATCACTATGTCTTGTCTGAATGTAATATAAAATATTATTTGTTGAATCCCATTCTACAACTTTACCAACAGCACCTGTTGTTGCTTGATTAATTTCTTCATCAACTGTAAATGTACCTGGTGTTGGTGAAGCAGCAATTTTAATTGCCTTTGTTAATCTGGCTGTTGTTGATGTTACAGCAGAAGAATTTTTTGTAGGATCTCTTAACAAAACAATTTTTCTAAAATCGTTTACAGCAGAAAAGTCTCCTGTATTTGCAGATTCACTACCTTCTAATGAAGTATTTAACATCACAAAGAAACCACCCAATTCTTCTAAAGCATTTGCACCATGTCCACCTTTTGGAGGAATGATTACATCTAATTCAGCGCCAGATAAACCTGTAGCACCAGCGGCAACAATTTGAGCATTACTTACTGTTGCAAATGTATAATTTACACCAGCAGTTGTTACGGTTACTGAAGATACTAAACCACCCGAAACTACAACTTCGCATAGTCCGCCTGATCCATCACCTCTTATTGGAATATTTGAAAATGTTCCGTTTGTACCACCCGAACCAGCAGATTTGATTTTAATAATATCTATTGCACCATTAATAGCATTAGATATTACGTTTAAATGATCTGTTCCTGCATTTGCATTTGTAGGAATTGCCATAAAATCTGTTGATAGAAAATTAGATTGTTGAGCAGCAGATAAGGTATACATATATTTCCATATGTAACCGTCTGTAGTTGTAATAGGAGTTGTCGATACTCCAGTAGGTTCATCATTGACTGTTGCACCATTATTATTATCTAAACACTTATAAACGTTTCTATCTGACGACAAAACATAAAAAGTAGAATCGAATAAAGTAATTGCACCACTAGTAGATGTTATTCTAGTTGAAGTAGAACCAGTTGTATATTCTCCATAATCATGTCTGTAAATATCGTAAACTGTACCAGATGTCCAGTTTCTTCTTGGAATTACAAAAGAAATATCTGATCCTGTAATTCTTTTAGCCGCAGTTAATTCATCAAATGTATAAAATTCATTAACTACTGTATCACCAGGAGTTGTAGGATTTGAATCTGTACCCTCATAATCAGTACGTCCATCAGCTCTAGTTAAGGTACCCCAAGCCTGAGGTCTTCCAATACCTAGATAGTATATGTTATTTGCGGGTTCTGAGAAAGACTCATGAAATTGTTCCGCATTATTTAATCTAAACTTATTTGTTATAATTGCTGGCATAATTTTTCTCTATATTGTATATTTATACACTTTCTTTTAATGTTTTAAATTAAGTTCCTGTTCCATATAATGATTTTAAGACACTTCCGGATGAGTCTAAAATTTGTAAATTTACAGCACCATTCAGTTGAGTTGAGGTAATTCCACCATTTTTAACTTGCAATACTCCTGAATTGACATTGATTGTATTATCATCATAATCTACAGAAAAAATTGTTCCTGTAATATCTATACCATCACCACCTGTAAAAGCTGGTAATGTTGAAATTTGGGAGAAATTGATATTTGTAGTACCAAAAGTAATCGTACCTTCAGTATTCATTACATACAATTCACCAGCACCAGTGTTACCTTCACTCACAAAGAAAGCATCACCTTCTCCTAAAGCATCAGGATCAGAAACACCATAACTATCAGCATCAGTTGCTCTTGTAAGTACCCAAGCAGTTGCTCCATCACCAACAGTTGTTACTGTGTAAATACCATTATGAACAGCGTTAGTTTGATTGTAAACTAAAACTCTATCGTTTGTACTTAGAGTAATACCGTCTATAATTATAGCTGTTAAAGTTCCATTGTTTGTTAACGTTGCACCTACACCTGAAGTACCGTTATTATAAGTTGCGTTTAGATTTGTTATAGCTTCTACTCTTACAGGATCATGGTAATGAATACCAGCAGAAGCAATTGTATCAACATAAGTTTTAATTGCTTTTGCTGAAGCAAGAGTATTATGTAATGATGAAACTGTAGTTAAATCAGTATCTAAAACACCAGACGCTAAGTCAGCAACTTCTATATTTGAAATTGAGTTACCAGTGCCATTTGCGTCAAATGTTTTATTTGTAAATGATATTGTAGAACTTGCTAAATCACTTATTTGTGATGAAGTTATAGATAAAGCAGCTTCGTGTTGTGTTACTGAACTTTGAGTTATGTTAACATCAGGCACATCTGCCCAAGTAACAGATGATGTTAAATCATTTGTTTCTGAAACTGAAGTTATATAGCCAGTATCATTTGTCCATTGTGATATATTTCCTGACTTGTTTGTTAAAGTATGTGTAGATGATGCTGTTAGTACATCTGAATTTAATGTTGTACCATCACCTATTGCTGTATAAATTTCATTGAAATTATCATTAATTAGATCACCAGCATCACGTAATGTTGAACCTGTACCATCATTTTGTATAGTTCCGATATTTATTGTTTGTTTTGTCATAACTCTCTCTTACTATTTATATACTATCCAGCATCCATTGTATTATTAGTGTTATCAAATGTTATGGAAGTTTGATCCATTGTTGATTGTGAAATAACACCAACCTGAGCAGGTATAGTAAAATTTGTTTTAAGTTTTCTTCCATCTTCATTGGAAGTCATTAAAAAGATTGCGTTTGAACCGTCTAAAGATGTTCTAGTTCCTTGAACTTTAATATCATTTAATATTTGAAAAGTAATACCACTACTACTAAAAGAATTGTTTGCAGTAACTCCAAATGCAGTATTAGCAAATTTATTTAAAACACCAAATCTTGGTCCAGCGTATGCAAATCCTTGTCTTACATTTACTAAGTCACCCAATGAATTAGATAAATTTCTTCTCACTCTACTTACATAATCTATATTTATAGGTTGTGTTTTTAAGGTAACATCTCTTGTTGTTTTATCAAATGGAGTAATAGTACTAGTATCAAAATCTGCTGATACAGCTAATTCAGGATTTGTTCTTAAAGTTGTTCCATCAGTTTCAGTTCCTAATCTTCTTCCTACAATTGTAGAATATAATTTTGTTAAAATATTTCTTAGAATTTCTGTAATTCCAGAATTAATTCCAGTAATTCTCTTAATTTGTAAATTTAATCTACTTGTTAAATCAACTTGTCCTGTAAAATAAAAACCAGCGGTGTGCATTGTCTTTTTAAAAGAATTACGCCAACTATTAATTGATTGACCAACTTTTAATACATAAGAAAAGTCCTGATAGTATAAACTATCTTGTATCTTCATTGTTTGTTCAGAAACAAATCCATCTTCGTTTAAAAACTTACCGTCTGTATCACCTACAGAAACAATGTTTACGCTAATATTTGCAACATCTAATTTGTTTAAAACTGAACTACCGCCACTTGAAGATGTTATAGTTTCTTCAATCGAAAAATTACCTGTTACATTTTTAAGTTTTAATAAATTTCTATCACTATCATAGTTAACTATTGTTCCCGTAGTACCTGAAGAACTACCTGTAACTGTGTCATTTATGTTAAAATTTCCTGTTACTGTAGTTAAAATTAAATTTTGATAAAAACTTAAAGTAGGAGGTGATGGAGAATTTTCATAACCTTCTCCTAATTCATTTGTTTTTATTCCTATAATTCTTCCTATTTCAGATCCATAAGTTAATAATTTTGCACCTACACCAGATGAAGATGTAATCGATACTAGAGGTAAAGAAATATATCCAGAACCAGAATTTGTTATATAAACATCTGTAATATCTCCTACACCAGTTCCTTCTTCTTGTACTATTTTATTTCCTGAATATGTATCATCACTTGTAGTTTCATCTTCTAATACAATATGATCTTCTGTTGTTGATGTTGAAGTTTCTTGCGTAAATCCACCATTGACAACTGAAACAAATCCAGATGCATTAACTCCTTGAGTTCCTATATTATTAAAAACTAAATTATCACCCATAGAATAATCTAAACCACTGTCATCAACAATTATTTCAGTAATACCTCCAGAACCAATATCATTTATAGAAAATCTAGCACCAGTCCCTCCTCCATTTACAGAAATTAAATCTGTATATGAGTAAAGATTACCATCATTAATTGTTGTTTTTGTTCCGGGTATACCTGTAATATTTGCTTTAATAAAATAATCGTCTGTGTCTGAAAATGTTCCTCTAATTTCTTCACCTATAGAAAATGTTCCATCATAAGAACCATCATTAATAACAAATTCAGAAATTATTTGATTACCTAAAATAAGTTTTTTTACTGATTCAACAATAGCAGTTGCACCTGAAGTTTGGCCTGTAATAGTACGACCTACTAAATTAATTGTATTACCAGTCGTTGATATAGCTCTTAAAACTTTTTGTGTGTCCCATTGTCCGTCAGAAACACGTAACATTTGTTCTCTAGGATAAAATATTTCAGAATCTTCGTTAAATAGTAATCTAAAAAATAATTCGTGGCCTCTATTAGTACCTTTTGCTTTATAAAGTGATTTTACATTTTTAATAAGGTTTCTTTTATTAACACCAGCATTTAAATTTTCTGGTAATGTATTTAAAAATTCATTTCTAAATTTTGTTAAAAAGTTTGAAATAACTTTATCGGGATCTCTAAAGTTTAATAATTCTTGTATATTAGTTACAGGATTTGGACTGTAGTTATTAATAACAGCGCTTGCGTTTGAAGAAGCACCTAATACTGTTTCGCCTATAATAAATTTATCTTGTGCTGAAATAAACAAGCGGCCATTATTTAAATCTTCAGCAAGAACTGTAGTCGTAGCGCCTGAAGTTTGACCTGTGATAGTTTCACCTCTTGTAAATTTACCAAAGGCTGAACTTTCTAAAATGATTTTATCACCAGCGTCTAATTGTGTTCTATCAGAATCAATACGAGAACCATCTAATAACAAAGCATTTGTTTGTGCTGTTTCTGTTTCTAATTGAATACCGTCTGTAGTTTGTACCGAAGTTACATCTAACTCGGCAGATTCCATAAAAGTGTAATATGTTTTTACAAACTCTAAAAATTTAGGGTGTTGTTCAACAACGAACTCTGGAGCCTGACTATTAATCAGTTTTGATATTTTGTCTTTAAAAGTTGCCATTAGTAATTAGATGTTACTGTGTAACCTACACCAGCGTCAGCGGAACCTCCAACAAAGGTATCTGCCTCTACTGTGATTGTTGAATTTGCTGTATCTATTTCTAAAATCTGATCTCTTACAGGAACAATATCATAAGAAGCAGGCTCAACTGTAACCTCTATTACAGACGAAGCAGAACCTCTAATATTTTCTATTGAAGCAATATCTAAAGAGTTAATTGTAATTTGACCTGTTGTATAGTCAACAGTACCTTGTGTATTATTTACATATGTTCTAATTCCAGAAACAAGATAATATCTTCTTACATTACCTTGTCCATCATCATCAAGGTAATAAACATTTGTTGTATCACCTGTCACTTTAAATCCTGATGTAGTGATTACACCACCTGTACCAGATTTGTGACCTGTATGTGGATTAAAAATACCGTTTCTGAAATAAATGTCATATCTTGTGGATGATCCAATAGTCGGTGTAAGAGTTTTTCTAATTTTTAAACTTGTGACATTTGATAAAATACTTGTATCAGCATCATCTATTAAACCTGTAATTTTTGAATGTCTAAACACACCATCAAATTTTTGTAATGTGTCTTTATTGTAATTTGAAATAGCAGTTAAAACTTCAGACTCTAAAGTGTCAGCTGTTTTGGTAGTTGCCTTTTCATCATACTTTATGTTTGATGTTAAAAGTATTTTTGTAATTTCTGGATCAACAATTTCTGGTCTTACAGAAGCCACATTGAATTTTTTTAATTGTGTTACAATAGATTGTTTAGTTGCGTCTGTTAAAGTAGAACCTGAAGCGGCCTTAATAGCAATTTTTACAACACCATAAATTGGCGTTTCATCATCTTCGCCACCCCAAGCTGAAACTGATTGAGCATTAGGATACAATTCTTGTACAAGTGTTTCATAATCACCTGTTGTAACTGCTCTATCTTGTCTAGCATATTGTAAAGGAGCATTAAATCGAATTGACTCTTTACTTTGTGGTTCAGCACCACCTTGAGCACTTGAAACTGTAGTAATTGTAACGTCTGAAAAAGTTTCAATAGCACCTGACAAAGCAAAAGTTGAAGCACCATTAGCTTCAGTTTTATTTGTAACAATATATTCTAATATTACAATATTACCATCACTTAATGCTCGGCCTATAACACCATCTCCAAAATAAACTTCAAACTTACCATCTTCAACTTCTTGTAAAAAATAAACTCTACTTGTTGAATCTAAACTTGTAAAACCTGTAGCTAAAGTATATGTCGCTGTTGTTGAATCAGATGATGAGTTTTGAATTTGTACTTTTAAAGTTGTTGTGTCTGCTCTATTACTAGGTATTATAAAACTCTGGTCAGGATCGGATGTATTAACTGTGTATCTGTAAGTTACTAAAGTACCTTCAAAAACAGGAATATTAGAAAACTGATAAACACCATTTGTGGGCGTTAGTGTGTGAGAAGCATTAGTAACAAATTGATAAGAAGTATCGTTTACACTTGTTGTAAAAACTGTTCCTTTGGCCATTGTAATGGAATCGCCTGAAGCATTATTGACTAAAATATTTAATGAAGCTGAAGGAGCTTTTGCTGAAGTAGGAGTGTAACCTAACATCTTTGCTAATGACACAATATTTTTTCGAATGTCGGCACTATCTAAGTACATTTCATTTGCTAACATATTAGCATTAAAACCTAGATAATGTGTATTGTAAGCTAATAAATCTAAAAGTATGGAAAAACCTGATCCTTCAAAATCATAGTCCTGAAATTCTGATTGTGATTGTAAAAATGTTTTTAAATTTTGTTTTACTAAATCAAAATCTAAATCTGAAACTGTTAATTTATTACTTGCCATTTTATCTTAATCTTTCTAAAAATGTTGTTACAACAACTGGTTCGTTTGTAGCCACTACATAAAAGTAAATAGAAACTTTTAATCTATTTTTATCAGGTTCATCATCCACAGTTACATTTTGTAATGAAGCTCTAGGTTCATAGTTTTTAATAATTTCTTCAATTTTTCTTTTTAAAAATATACCTGTTATAGGTGTAAAATTTTCAAAAAGTAGACCTCTAACTCCACTACCCAATTCTGGATGAAAAGGCCTCTCATAAAAATTAGTTTGTATCAAATTTTTAACACTTCTTTTTACAGCGTCAACATCTTCAACTTTAGGTATATCATTTGTAACAGGATTTCTTGTAAAGTTTAAATCCAAATCTGAATAGATTTTGTTACTTCTTTTACTCTTATTTGTGCTTGAAGCGTCATAACTTGCCATAGTAGTAATATTTATACACTATCCAGCGAAAACATTTGAAGAACCTTCAGCCACACTAGTACAACCAGATATAGCGTCACCAACTCTTCCACAACCTTTACCGTTGATAAAAACAGTAGTTGAACCTACAGCAATAGGTGCTGTATGAGGTGGGCACACAGCTGCTGGTAATAAATGTGATGTGTTATTATCACCTTGACGTGAAACAGGAATACTATTTACTCTTACGTTTGGAGATCCTTCAGCTCTTGTCATTCCTGAACAATGAGCCACATCTGCATCACCTATTCTAGTTACCGCTGGCACGTGTCATTAACTCCTTTAAATAATCATCAAACTTTGACATTTGATTATGTTGTTCTTCGGTATGTGGTTCAGGTGGATAATCAGGTTTAAATGATATTACGTGTTCAAAACTACTTGGTATATCATTAAACTTATTATATTTCTCTAATTTGCCATTTCTTCTTATGACAAACTCACCTGTTAACATTATTTACCTTGTTTGTTATAAACTTTAAATGAACGTTTTTTATGTTTGTTCATTGAACTTTTTTTAACTTTTTTACTTGTGCCTTGTGAAGTCTTTTTAGGCATTCTTTCGTGTTTTACAAAACCTTTTGATAATTTCGCCATTATTTACCTAATTTCTTTTTTCTTCCAAGAGGTAATTGAATTGAACTTACAACCTTTTTGCCTTTTTTACTAATATACTCAAATCCAACAAGTTGATTTTTAAATTTTTCTTGTATAGACTTTACGGCCTTCTTAAAACTTGTATTTTCGTTTTTTTCTTCTTGTCCTTTGTCGTTCCAAAATAAGAACTCTCTCATTTTTGCCATTTTTATACTCCATTAAACGAATCATAATCCATTGAATCGTATGTTACTTCATTTTCATCAAAATCATTATTTTTTTCGTGTCGGCAATAACTACAACACAAAATTTCACCGTTTCCATCATAATTTTTCATACAATGGCCGCCACAATGGCAATCGTGCCCACAATTTTGACATTTCTGAATTTTTTTTGTCATTATTAATATTTATCTTAAAAATTACAGCTTATTTCTGCTTTCGGTTTTCCGTTTTTTAATAAATCTCTAATTTTTTCTTCGGTATTTTCTTTTTTTTCTTGTGATTCGTCTTTTTTTTGTGATTCTAGCTCAACTCCTGGCAAAAAACGACATTTTTCAACATTTTTAACACAGGAAGAGAACAAAATAAGAACAAATAACAAAAAAATGTGATTTTTCTTCATTTTTTTTGCTTTTTTTGCTTGACTTTTATGTATTTATCTGGTATATTGGACGAGTAATGACAACAAAAACAAAGGAAAACACAATGTTAAACAAAAAAGAAAAAAACAAACACAATATATCATTATCACTTTTAAAATCAATTAAGTATATTGATAAAAATGATTATGATTTAGTTAATAAAGTAACAAAAATGAAAAATGATAGTAATAAAACTTATTATTTCATTAATTATGATAGTGTTACGCCTTCATATGTTGTGAAAGAAACTATCAGACCTTTCAATAGAACGAAGAAATATATTTCTAGTCAAAAACCTGTGATGAAAATATCTTCAATCTATAATCAATCTATGTATAGAACAATTGATATACAAAAATATATTGATATTATTAACAAAGAAGAAAAGAAAGTAGCATAATGACAAATATTTTATCTATTACTACTATTGTTTCATTAATATTAGCTGCTGGCGCCATTGAAGATTGTGGTGGCGCCTGTATTGGAAACGAAAATTGGACAGCATTTTTTATTTGCTTGACAATTGCTATGATTTGTGGTATACTAACCATATTAACACTTAAAAAAGGAGACTAAACTATGATAAAAGTAGAAAAAACAGCAAATACACTAGACGAAGGAATTAAAAACTTAATGGCTGGTGCTAAACAAGACTATGTAAGAATGTCAACAATGGGTGGCAAAGAACTTACTGGTTATTCTAAAGAACAAGTTGACAATTGGGATATGAAAACAAGAGTTTCATTCGGTAAAAAGTATATTAAAGTTGTACAAGATACTGGTGTTTTTTGTTTTATTGCTAAAGAAGACTTTAAACATTTTAAAAAAGGTGATATATTAAAAGCGGCTGGTTGGAATGCTCCTGCTTTAAACTCACCAAGAGGAAATGTATTAACAGGTAACTATCCAATTCAATGGACAGGTCCATTATATTTAAAATAAAATAATAAAGGAGAAAACACTATGATGATAGAAACACTAAACAAAATGAGTATCACTCAATTAAATGATACCAAGGCTATGATTGATGTATTAATCAAGTCTAAAGTTAAAAACGAAATGAAGGTTGGCACAAAGGTGAATGTTGTACAAAAAACTAAAAAGACGCCTGGTGTAATTACCAAAATTATGAATAGTAAATGTCTGGTTGATTTATCAGGCAGAATCTATAGAGTACCAATGACAATGTTGGAGGTAGCATAATGTTGTACGCTGATAAAGTTATGAATACTGATTATTACCAAAAACTAAAAAAGGTTAGTAATAGTATTGCTAAAAAATATAAAGGCCACCCTTTAGAGAAAGGAATAGCCAAAGGCATACCAATGAAGTATCTGCCTTTGTTTAAAGAGTTTTCTAAAAAAGTAAAACCTTTAAGAATAAGATATAGAGGCAATTCAAAACCAGGTTATAGACGGCCAAGGGATTATGTTCATATGGCCTATGCTGATACTTTTGCCATTTATTACAGATGATAAAATATCAAGTTACAAAAGACGGCAAGATTTTAAAAGAGTTTGATAATGATTGGGATGCCGCCATCTTTGCCTGTAATAATGAATACGGACCAGGTATGAAAATATATACAAACTCAAAAGAGAAAACAGAAAGTTGGATACACTTTGAATACAAAAAAATATAAAATAGATTATTATTTAAAATGGATAGCGACAGGCCTATTAATTATCGGCGCCGCTCTTAATTCACTTAATATCTATCCATATGGACCTTTAATGAATTTATTAGGTGGCTTTGTATGGTTGGCTGTTTCAGTTATGTGGAAAGAAGCCGCCTTAATTACAACTAATGTTGTTTTAGCTAGTGTAACTATTATAGGATTAGTTTACACGTATTTCTTTTAAGCAGACGTAGCTCAATTGGTTAGAGCGCTGGTTTGTGGAACCAGAGGTTGATTGTTCGATTCAATCCGTCTGTACCAGTTTCTTTGTTGTTGATTGTTAAAGTGAGAGGTGCTTGTGTGTGGAGGTAAGCACCTCTCTATGAGAGAGCTACGCTCTCTCGTGGTGTGGTATAGTTATTTATACACTTACCAATTATTTGTGGATTTAACTTTTGTGTGAGCTAAGACTTTATCTTTGTTTGGTCCGTGTTTAACAATGTAACCAGATGTTCCACCAGCATTGATGTCAACTTCTTTTCTGGCACTAAACAAAGCTTTTGTTTTTTTCTCAAGCTCTTTAGACTTACTATAACCTGTAAGTAATCTTGTATGTCTTTCCATAACACCCTCCTTTTTAAAGTTAGGTGCGTTCCTTCGGCATTTGCCTACTTCCGTCCGTTTCAGGATGAACGTATATTATTATTTATAACAGATATGTGTCTAAAACATATCAACTATGAATATAACACATATCTGTATAAATGTCAATGTTAAAATTTTGATAAGAAGTTTGCGATTTGTTTGACAAATGGAAGTAATGTAAACGCCATTATCAAATTTACACCAGTATGTGCTAAAGCGATATGTCTTGTAATTCCTTGTGGTATTCCATCAGATACTAAAAATCCAGCAATCCATATTGTACCTGTTGTACCTATGTTTGCCCCTAATACGGCGGCTATGGCCGCTGGTAATGGAACGGCACCAGAGGCAACAAGAGCTATGATTGCTGTCGTTGATAGTGATGATGATTGCCAAAGTAATGTCATAATGATACCACCAAAAAACATATAAACTGTATTGTGTGTAAAATAAGATAAGTGATCTAAATTACCCATTGATTTCATTCCACCTGAAAACATTTTCAAACCAATATAAAATACCACTAGACCTACAAGGGTAGTGATTATAGGATTCCCTAATTCCATTTCTTTGACCTTTTTGATTAGTTTTTTAAATGAAGACCTCATCTAAAAAATATTTAGAACTAGAAAAGTGATTGTAACAAAAGTTTAATACTATTGTATGATAAGGTAAATACTACTATCCGTTGTAAGTTTTTTGGATGTAAAGTAATTAAACTTCATATGATTTTCAAAAGACTTTGGTTTCATTAAAAAAGAATACATATAACTCATTAAGTTGGCAAATCTATCTTGTACTAGTTTGTCACCTCTTTTAAACAATCGTATGGCCTCATCATAGTTTTCAATTGTATTTGACAATCGTTTATACTTACTAAACATTTCTTTTAATTCTCTTTGTGCTACACTATAACTTGATTGATTTACACCACCACCTCTTAATTTGTAATTATATTCTTCATCTACATATTTTGTATAAGCCTTAGCATCAACGGCGCCTGTTTGAAAACCAGCACCAATAAAACGGCCTTCTAATGAAACGTTTAATGTAGTAGCACTTGCCTTAAAACCCACACGAACAGCAAAACCAGATTTAGTTATAACAATAAAATTATTAAAACTTTCTGATAAATCCACTCTATCAAACTTTAAATCTAAATCTAACTTTTGTGTCATTAATTTACTCGGGTCAATAATAGAAGAAGTTGCTCTTGGCTTTTCTACTTGTTTAAGTGAAATAGGAATAACATCTCTTTTTTTAAAGGCCTTTGTTAATTCACCATTTAACTCATTGGCCGATTTAGAATTTAATAAAGGTTTCATATTATAATTTTTACGTATCATCCATACATCACCTGGATTCCAGTTATCATCTAATTTACCCGTTAACCCACGAGCTAGTTTATATAACTCATTGGTCATTGGACCTTTTTGTCTTTCGTAATGATAACCTTTTTTTAGTTTATACTTTTTTAATTCATTTAATTGCTTTAAAGCACTTTCATAATAAAAACTATCAAACAATGTTTCATACACACCTTTAATTTTTCCCACCATTGATTTAACTTGTTCCTCTTTTAAAGTACGGCCTGTTTCAATATAACTTTCAAATAGATGCATTGATACTAATTCTTTTATTTCAGTCAATACATTGGTTTTTGATTTGGCGTTGGCCGTATAGTGATTAAATGAACCGTTAATAGAACTTTCAGATCCTTCAATTAACACAATCTTATTTTTACTATCTTTAAGTACAATGGATTTATTGCCTTTGGCCAATTCTATAAACTTATTGGCCTTAACTTTTCTACGTATAATTAAAAACACAGATTTACCTGGCACATAACCCTCTTTTTTAAACAAGGCACTATTTACAGGCTTATCTTTTAATATAACTCTATGGTTTTCACCATACTTTTTATTTTCTACGATTGACGCCATAATTCTCTCTCTTTATACTTCAATATTTATAGAATGGCAAGAGATTTTTTCCGAGTTTCCGGTGGTTAAGTGGCCTCTAAGGCTTAATTCTTAATAGTATCTTTTTAATGTTTTCATACCAGAATATACCACTTTGTCGTAGTTTATTGTTAGAACTACGTAACTTCTCCAGACTATTACGTAACCGTGTAACTTGTGCCTTTGTAAGTCGTTTATCATTTTGTTGTAAATGTTCTAACTTTTCTATTATATCATCTATTTGAATACAAGTGTAATCAGGTATCTTTGGTGCCTTCTTTTTTAGATAAGGTAGAGTAAAACTCTTAGGCCATTTTGCCATAGTAGTATGTCCTTTGTAAGTAACAGGCCAGTTGTTAAGGGGAATGTAGAATAATATTACTTTAATATTTAGGAGATAAAGTCGTCTTCCTACGTGTATTTTTATCCGAGGGGTTTTTTCTATAAAAGGAAGTGTATTAAGTTGTCTAGCTGGACTCTAAGCTTTTCCTGATGGTTCAACACCACTATGTATAAGATATAGAAACTCTACAAGGTGGCCATTTAAATATGGCCTCCAATATATCTATTAACATCTTTATTACATTTATAGTTTAGCAAGCCGCTCCAGTTTGCATAAGCACTTTTCCACCACAGGTTTTCGAGCCATAAAAAACACGGCCATATATAAGCTAAGGGTTTAAGTCTATTGTAGAGCCTGTATGTATTACTGCTCCAGTTGTGTTACTTGTCTTTGTACCACTTATGGTTTCTGTTTTATTACCTGCTACGGCCACGTTTAGATTGCCGTTTATCTTTAAGTCGTAGTCGCCGTTAACTATGACATCTTTGTCGCCTTGTATATAGACCTTGTTGTCGTTGGTGATTAAGATGTACTTGTCGTTTTTTATTATTTCAATGGTATCACCGTTTGCTGTCATTTCAATAGAAGTGCCTGACTTGTGACGTAGGTGTATTCGTTCTTTGGTGTCCGTATCATCAAATTCCATTATATGGCCAGACTCACTTTCGTAAACGTGATTGTATGGATAAACGGCCGCATAATCAATTTCAGGTTGTGACCAAGTATTATTTACTCCTACAATATTGGTAATCCTATCGGCCTTTCGTGTCGTCAATGACGCTGCCTCTTTGTCTGGATTATTAACGGCCAACCTATTGGTATCTGGCTCATCTACCTCTCGTGGATAGACCGACTTTGTTTCGTCATCTGGCCTTGGATTTGGGTCATTAAACCCCTTATTTGGATTTCCCAATAAAGACGGCCTGCCAGGTAAACTACCTAACACTATAGGCTCTTGTAAGTCTTCATCTCTAAAATATCCAAACACCCAACTACCTTCAACAAAGGCCGAAGGTGATTGGCCAATTCCTGATATGCCGGCTGATGTAGTAGGTAACAAACAAGTTGCCCAAGGTAAATCGGCCGTTGGTAATTTAATCTTGTCTTGTGTATGATAACCAATACAACGTACACGCACACGGCCAGTGTATTGAGGGTCTTGCCTGTCTTCAACTACGCCATTGAACCAGATGAAACCGTTACGGCCTAGAAAATTTTTGTCTGTAATCATTTTTATTTTTACCGATAATTGTCGCCTTTTAATTCACTCACTATACGCTATTTTAACCTATTTCTTCGTACTGTACGCAAATGGCCTATTCTATTACTTATACCACTTATAAGGCCTCGTATATACCCAAACCCTTGTCCCATATAGAAACAGGCAGTCGCCAGACTGACTTTAGCTTCGTGGCCTTCTAGTTTACCCTTGTAGAACCTCATATATTGTCTTCTATCATATTCCTCTATCAGTCTATCGGAGAGGTGGCCGTATGAAGTTCTTATCTTGTTATATAATTTGTTCATTGTCTTTATTTACTTGCCTTTCACTTTCATTTGTGTTATATTGTAGGCCATATACTCATATGTTGATTGGTGGCCTGCTCCACAGCGCTCGGAAGCGTCGGAAACTCTCTTATTCTCTATACCTCTCTAAAATCCATCTCCTATACTCTCGTTGTAATAGTTTTGATCTATTTCGTAGATGTTTTCTACTTTTCTTGTAAAATCCTTTAATGTAGGTGTAAATTCTGTGGTTTCGGCAACAAACTCGGTGTTTACACTATCTTTCATACACTTTAGTACCATTTCGTGTCTTAATAGTGTTGGATTAATAATATGTTTTACTGCCATTACCAAGTATCGGCCAGAATAAAAAGGATTAGACTCTTGTGTGTCGCCTTCTTCTATAAGTGGTCGCATAAGAGGTATATCAAAGGTAATGACATCTCCGGCGTTGATGGCAGTATTACCAAACACTTGTAGAGATAGATTAATATTGTTCATAGCCAGTCTTTGTGAGTTCTTTTGTTGTACTGTGACTTTTGGATCTATAATTTCATAATCATTGTGTATTTTACTTGTGTTTGACTCAACCATTACTCTGGCGTCTGAATGTTGTCCAAAGTCTTTTCTTGTATCTTCGTATGGGTGTATAGGTAGTACGCCCTTAAATCTTGCCTTTTCACCGCCACTATCAAATTCTAAATGAAAATGGTTTTTAAAGTCTGCAAAGTAGTCATAGTTCTTTTCTTCGTATGTCTTGTAAAATGTGTCGTGTGTAAACAATTTAGAGGCATATAAACCCTTGTTGACATTTTCTAACATATTGACTGGTCGTTCAAACTCGTACTTAATCACACCTTTCATATCCATTTCTACATCTTTTACGTTCTTGTCTGTATTTGAGTTGGCAATTTGATAATAGTAATTAAACTTAATAGGTCGTGGCATATTACCACCCGAAGCAATCATTGACTCTAAACTTCTAAAGTGATAACCGTCTGTTGTTTCGTAAAAGAAATAACCTGCGTTGTTGTATTTCTGTGATATGGCGTCTTTGCCTAATAGTTGTATTGCTCTAAAAGGTTTAAAATTAGGTACAACAATCTTTGTGTTGGTGTTTGTGGGTTCAATAAAAAATCTTTTTTTAGAGTTTAGATATAATGGGTCACGTAATATTGAGTTTACGCCGTTCTCTACTGGTCCTGCGTACGCCTGACTGACTCTTGTAATACTGTTTCTGTACGCCTCTGGCGAACAAAATAATATTCTATACCGTTGTGCTCTAGGATTGGTTTGATCTACTTCTACTTTTTCTATTTTGTATATCTGAAATGGAAAACCCTCACCTCTTACATTGTTATAGCCTGGCAGACCTGGAGTATTAAATTTAAGTTCTAACTTTTCTAAACCTGTTATTGGCAGTATTGTTCGTATATCTTGTGCATCATATACTGTTACTGAACCAAGTATTGAATTGCTTAATATGTCTTCTTTTAATTCTAAAAATTGTATAACACCACCAGACACTAAATCCATCTCATAGTTTACACCTTCCTCATCATTACGTCTATAAGATAGTATATTACAAATTTCTAAATTGTAATCACCGGCCTGTTCTATAATATTAGGATTCTTTTCATCAACTGCCATTTTATACTCTAACTAGTTTTTCAAATTCTGTTTCAAATGCTCTTAAAAAACCTGGTTTTAATAATTTAATTTGTCTTTTCTTATCTTGTAATCTTTGTTCGTATTCATAATTAGTGACAGCAACTGCTCCTGGTTGTGTGCTATTGACTTCTATTAAATAATCATAGTCATCAGGACCATTTGATGTTGTTGTACCACTTGATTGTGTTATTTCATAATGATGAATACCACTCGGGTTGGCATATTTGTCTTTTACATATGACTCAAATGCTTGATATGATAACGGCCAGTCATAGTATCTATCTTTTATATTATTCAATAATAGTATAACATAATAATATCTAACTGATCCATATATCTTGTAGGCAATTGTTTCAGGTGAATCACCACTATCTACATCATATTTGTCAAATAATTCGACATTATCTCTAATTGACTCTTTTACTTTAACTCGTCTTAATATATCTGTTACAAGTTTATAGTTCTTTGTGTTGTCTATGTCGTATAGTATTTTAGGAAACTTTTCAAAATATGCCATTAGTGACCTCTTTCAATATCTGATTTAGTAATAAATGTAGTTTCTTTAAACGCTAAAGTTAAATTTGTCTGTACAGGCGGAGCACCCTTTATAGTTTCTCCTAAACCTGTATTCATAATGTATTCATTAAACGAGCTAAACTTACCTTCAGGTCCATATGTTACGTCCATAGTTTCTAATACACTTCTTGTAATTTTATTTAAAAAATCGTTTATATTATTTTTGTAATAATAAAATATTTCAAATTCTGAAGGCACTTTAAAAACTCTTCCACCTACAGATGAAGCGTCATAGCCTGGATGCATATGATATTTAAATAACCATATAATGTTATGTACCATTTCCATTTCATCTTCACTTTTAGGGAAAAATGTAAATGTATAATTAAATGATCTAAAATTTGGTTTATTAAAAAATTGTTCTTCGTGTGGGTTAATAGCAATACCTAATGCCTTTGAACCTAATTTTACAGGATCACCTATTGAAGCATTACCAAATAAATCACCAACTGCTTTACCCAATTCAGTAGCCGCACCACCTACAGCACCACCAGCTAATGTTTTAAATTTTTCAAAAGCGCCTGTAGCGTTTTTAGCTTCACCTATAGTTCCTAATAATTGTCCTGATAAGTCTGTAGGTTCTGTATCATATGTCATTCCATAACTAACTTTAACTCCTGGAGGTAAATACAATGCGATAGCACCTGTTGATACGCTATGTGTTGGAAATTTTGATATTACACTATTGTTTGATTTTAGAGATCCTGGATTTACACCTTGTTGATTAACCCTTAAATCTTTTATTTCTGGATCACCTGTATCTCTACCGCCTCCTCCACGACCAATAATTGGTTTTGCCAAACCCACTCTAGCCGCCATTACTTTGTCACTAGAAGTACCACTACCAAAATTATTTGATATACAATAAAATATAACATAGTGACCTAAACCCTCACTACCAATATCTAATGGATATCTTAATCCAGCAAATTTCAATGGATCTTTTTTCATTGATTCTTGTATTGAATCTGTAATTTCTGTTGCTGATGTATTTGTAATAGAATCAACAAATTTACCTGTAGAATTATTAGATTTAGAATTTAATAATCTATTAGCTCTAAATTGTTGTAGTGGTATGTTCGCCATAAATAACCTTTGTTAGTAATATTTATAATGAAAAAGAGAGCAACATATAAGGGTATTTACAGACCCACCAACCCTAGCAAATACGCTGGCGACCATACAAGAATAGTCTATCGTTCAAATTGGGAGCGTAAGTTTATGGTCTATTGTGATAAAAATGAGGATATTATATATTGGGCAAGTGAAGAATTAGCTATACCATATGTTAATCCACTTGATCGTAAAGTTCACCGTTACTATCCTGACTTTATCATAAAAACCAAAAAAGGCAAGCGTTATATGATAGAGATAAAACCATCAGCACAAACTAAAAAACCTACACCCAAACTAAAAAAATCAAAGGCATTTATGAGGGAGAGTTTAGAGTATATCAAAAATGTGGCTAAATGGCAAGCCGCTGATGTCTATTGTAATGATAATGGTTTAGAATTTAAAATCTTTACTGAAAAAGAATTAGGTATTTACTAAAAGTCGTTTACTCTCTCAGCATAGTTGTCAACATCAACATTTAATTTACCTGTGTAAATATTTTGATTACTATTATTACTTACATTATTGACATTGTTATTTGATACTGCCATAGCAGAAGCGGCCTGTGTTGATTGACCTGAATCTAATATGTCTTTTACACTTCTCAAATCATTTGGTTTAAACTTGTTCAAAACTGGTGAATCTGGTGGGTAATATTTACCATCTTCAGGATTTAAAACCATATTCATCATTCTATCTTTTGCTATATCTGCTCTTGTTTTAGGTTTTGTTTCTGTTGGTATATCACCGAATTGAGCATTTTCTTCAGGCATTTTATTTTTATCCATAATTGCCATAGTAGCAGCCGATATAGGACTAACTTTTGCTAAACCTCTCAATACTGTTTTAAATTTAGAAAATATACTTTTCTTATCGCCTGGTTTTTGTGTTTCAGTCTGATCGCCAGCAGCATTTTCCATAGCAGCTTCTCCAGCAATATCGCCTGCTGTGCCTGCCTCTTCTCCTTGAAAACCTTTGAAGAAACCTTTAACTTTATCAAACATTGTTTTACCTGCTTCTTCGGTTCCTATTTTTTTAGCATCAGCATAAGCGTTTTGTTGTGCTCTATTAATAATCTCACTTGCTTTATTATTTCTAATCATACCATTAAAATATGCTGCTGAAGCAAATCCTAAATTTCTACCTCTGCCAAATATTTGATCTTGTACTTTATCAAATATTATCTTTTCAGCGTCTTTAGCTTTATCAGGATCATTTTTTAATAATTTTTGAAAGTCTTTATTTTTATATAATTCATAGTAATATCCAAATATATCGTTATATAACTTCATATAACCATTTTTAGCAATTTCTTGTTCGGCATCATTTAAATTAATTTGACTAGTTTTTGATACAGCAAATTTCTTACCATCTTTTTCAATAATATCTTCGGTACTTCTAGCTCCTTCACCCTCTTTTAATTCTCTACTTTGACCAGCAAAAGTATCACCAAACATCATTTTATCAAAATCAGCACTTGATTTTTGTCCTGCTTTAGTTTTTCCTAATTTCAATCTCTCTACCGCTAATATTGAAGCCATATCTCCTTCAACACCTGTAACTTTTCCACCCTCAACTTTTGCTGTAGCTGATAAATCAGGTTTTTTAGTCATATCAATGCCTTTTTTGGCCTCTTTCATTTCAGGTGCTTTCTCAGCTTCTTTACTTAAATCTTTAGGATTAAGTTTATCGTAATTATATTTTTTAGCCAGTTCTTCTTCATTTTTTTTCTTTTTAGCCGCTTCTGCTTCTTTTTCTGCTTTAGTTTTAAATAATCCTTTACCTAATTTAGAACCACCAAAACCACCTATTAAACCACCTATTAAACCACCGATTGCCGTACCTATTACAGGAACAACAGAACCAATAGCAGCACCAGTAGCCGCTCCAGCAAGAGATCCAGCTACAGCACCTCCTGTTCCTACCATACTTTCTTGTGCCTCACTAGCGCCGTAATCATCACCTTCAGCTTGTGATTTTTTCATATCAGAATAATCTAACATCAAAGATGGTATAGCAAATAGAGCAGATAAGACACCAGCTTTACCTGTAGCCATTTTTGATAAACCTCCTAAACTTCTTTTTCCTAATGCTTTTGCTGTACCACCTACACCTAATTTTTTAGCAGCTCTAGGGTCATAACCTTTATTTACACCAAAAAATCTTTCAGTACCTCCACCTAATTTTGAACCTCTTAATTTTAGTAATTGTTTAGCACCAGCAGTTCCAGCAGTACCTAGTCCTAAAAATGCTAATGCTTTACCCATAATCCCCATTCCACCACCTTCACCACTCATTGTTTTAGGTGAGCCTGTTACACCACTAGGACCCATAGCACCACCTCTTGCCATAGTTTTTTTTAGTTCTCTGGCTAATTCAGTTTGTTGATCTTTAGCTCTACGCTGTTTATCTCTTTCAAAACCTACCATAGCAGACATTGAATAAGATATTTTTTGTAAATGATTGTTTTGTTTTAAACTATTTTCTTTTAAATCAGATAATATTTTATTTTCTTTAATTTCAATATCTAAACTATCTTTATTACCCATAACACGTCTACCACCTAAATTAGGTTTCATAGACTTAACTACTTCTTTTGCTAATTCGTCTTTTAGTACATATTGTTCGGGCATTTAATTATTTCTTATCTGATTTTGCTCTACTACCTGTGTATAGACCAAACCAAGCCGCTCCAGCACCAACTACGATTGATACTAAGCCTGATTGTTCCATAGTAGGACTTGATAAATTCATATACCAAATTACTACTTTATATAATAGATAAATGTATGTAGATATAAACACTCTTGGAAATATTCTCCAACTATCTACTGCTCTTGCCAAATGAATTAATTTAGCGTATGGATTAGGTCCTAAATCTTTTACAGATGTGTCAACTTCTAATTCTACGTTTACTTTTTTTGATACCTCTTTTTTATCAGATGGTACTGTAATACTCTCTTCCATTACTTCATCTCCCTTTTTCTTTTATCACGCTCTTCTTTTAGATGAGCGACCAACAGATTGATATACACCTCCCTCTCCCAAGGCAACATATTTTCTAACTCCGTCAATGAATATTTATGATGTTGCATCAAAGCAAAGTTAGTTTCAAAATAGTTTTGTAAACTATCGTGTGAGAGGGCTATCCGAAAAAATCGTATAATCCTTCCAATGTTACCTTACTTTTAACATTGGTCTTTGGATTTACAACTTCTACCTCTTTTGTCAATTTAGGTGCCGTATCATAAAATCTCTTAATTTTATTTAATATTTGAGCATCTAAATTTTCTAAAAATTCGTTCATCTCCTCTTTAGTGTAATCAGAACCAGTATATGTTTTTTCACCATAATATATTGTATCAATACCTCTTGCCATTATATTAAATAAGTCTGCTGTATCGGCCGCTGTTAAGTCTTTAATTTCCTCAACATCATCAATACTAGGATATCTTAAAAATATTCCTATTTTCTTATCTTTATCAATAACAATCTCATTTGAATGTTCTTCATCAACTTGAACCTCTATTTTAGTTAAGTCAATATCAACATCAGCATAAGTTTCATTGTCATCAGGACATAATACTTTTAATTTTGAAATCTCACCTACTGACTTTGCTCGTATTTGTAAAAATACATATTCAAGGTCAAATAGTGGAGAGTTTTCTACATCAATAGTATTAAATGTACAAGATTTTACAATATCTTTTACAGCACGAATAAGTGCTTGTTGTCCACCATCTTCTAAAGCCAATAATAAAACTTTTTCTTCTTTTACTAAAAAAGGTCTATATTCTATTTTTTGATCTTTAGAGGGAAGTGTCAACTCATATCTTGGCGCCTCAATTTTTGGTAAAGCCATAATTTACTCCTTCTATTTTAATTATAAAAATGGTGGAAATACTCTTCCACCTGTTATTCTACCGATTGGTAAACCTCTCTTAACTTGATTTACTACATCACGTCCTGCTCTTCTTAATTCAGGAGGTAGTTTACTTAAAAACCCACTAGGTTTTTTAATAAGTGATTTCTTTTTACCTGCCAAAGGATTAACTGAATATATTTGTGACGTTGGTAAAAACTGTCCTTCACCACCTTGACCTATATTCATATTATCTCCTATGCCTTCAAATTCTGGTTTTTCTGTTGAACCAAATCCAACTCCTGGCATACCATCAAGTGTCAAGTTTCTCCAAGTTCTATAAGCAAACGTGATTGGTAAATTGTGTACTGTCGCCGTATTACTATATTCTAAAGAGGCAGTACCAATTGTTTCAGGATAAACTTCAAACAATCTAACAGCATATGTAATTTGTGTAGCAACTTCGGCCTTGCCTGCTATATCATCACCACCTGACTCTATTGTTTCAACTGAATTACCTAATTGGTAAATATCAATTGTACCAACATAATTATCATAGTAATTCATATTGTGGCTATCTATATCAAACATAGCCTTTTGCCAGTTTTCAAAAAATGATCTTTGTCTTAAATATTTGTCGCCATAAAAACTCATTTCTATTTGACCAGGAAAAGTGTATGATGTTGGCATTTTTCTTTGAGGACCATAAGTTATGTATTCTGTTGATTCTATATCTCTACTAGGAAATTCTGCCTTGTTACACATAGCATTAACGGTTCTTACCATTGTAGATGATGTTAATTCATTAGGAGCAACTACACTTGTTTCACCACTATTTGAATCAAAAAGTAAACTATTTGGTAAATTAATTTGAACAATAAATCTATTTGTAAAAGCAAAACCCTCACCTTGGCCGACCATCGCTAAAAATCTGCCTATTGTTGTTTCTCCTTGTCGTCTTGTTTTTTTACTATCATCACCTGTTAAATCTGAACCTCTTTGTACTCTTGCTGATTTAGCACCTTTAGCCGCTTGAGCAATTCTAGCTTCTGCTGTATTTACAATTCTTTCACCTGATGGACCTGCTTCTCTACCAATTCTAGGATCACTTTCAACATTATCTAAAGACTTATCCCTAGGTAAACCAAGTCTAATATCAAAATTTCCTATTCTTCGGCCGCCTTTTAAAATCGCCATTATTTACCTTTACATTGACATTGTTTTATGCCAAATATTTTTGCTATAATTTTTTTAATTGTTTTCATTAAATCATTCTCCTACTATCAGAATAAACTTTATTTGTTCCTGCTTTCTTAAATTGTTGTACAGGTAGATAAACAGCCAAAGCTGCCTCATCAAAATCTATTTTTAAAAACTGTGATCTCACGTGACTATACAAATATTTTTTAATTGTTGGTTTTACTAAATTAATTCCTTTAACATCATCATAATTCGCTTCAAACTTTGTAGTTGATTTCATACCACCATCAGCAAATTTTTGTAATCTTTGTAATAAGTTAAATCTTAACAAATATGGTAAATAGTGAAAATTTAAACCTAAAAAACCACCTTTAATTGGTTCAAGTGGTAAGACTAGTGGAAAAGTGTCATAATATGGTAGTTTCTGTTTTGTTTTAGGGTCATAAAAGAACATATTTAATCTACCAGCACTAGGTCTACCAATTAACTTACCTTGATTCATTAACTTTCTGGCCGTCACTCTATCAGCGATAGAAGCTACATTACTTCTATACCAAGCTGCTGATTTTCTTATGCCACCTTGCTTATCTACAAGTGGATCTAGTATATTTGCCATAACAATATTTATACGCTGAAAATAAAAAAAGAGGCCGTTATTTCTAACGGCCTCTTAAGCATTCAGTTATGAGAGAGATAGATTACTCTTCCTCAGCTAATTTACTAAAGTAAGATAACGTATCGTCATCATCACTAGCTTCTGGTTGAGCACTAACTGGTGTGCTTTTCGCTGTATCGTTGGTTTTTGGCGGGAGGTTTGCATTTTCAACGGTACTAGCGTTTCTATCACCCGTAATTACCCTATTCAGTTTCTCTTTAAGTTCATCATAGGTTTTAAAATTACTAGGGTCAAGGAAAGGTTTAAGAGCATATTGTTTTGACCAGATTTCTTTAATCTTGTCATCACTTTCAGCAAGAGTTGACACGCCTTCAAATTCAGACTTGTCATAGTTCCAATAACCATCAACTTTTCTGATTTTTAGTTTAAAGTTAGCACCTTTCCAAAAATCAAATGGGTTAATTGGTTGTTCATCATCAAATGCTGGTTGCATCGCTTCAGTAATCTTATCAAATATCTTTTTACCAAATTTAAATAAAAATACTTTACCCTCATTTTCTGGATGTTTAGGGTCTGAAACAACTAATATATTAGAGTAGTAAGATAATTTTCTTTTTCTTTTTCTTGCTATCTCTTTATCACTATCTAAACCTGTATTCCATAGTCTTGTATTTTCTTCTGACACAGGATCTTTTTGGCCTAGTGTTGTTAGTGAGTTCTCAATATACCAGCCACCTTTGTCTTGGAAAGCGTGTGACCAAATTCTTTGCCAAGGTAAATCTTCACCCTCAACTGCCGGCAAAAATCTAATAACAGCATAACCGTTACCAGTTTTATCTAACTCTGGTTTCCAAAATCTGTCGTCTTGGTATTTGTTTTTATTTGATTGATCTTCTGGAGCAAGATTTTGCTCTAGTGCTTTTGTAAGTTTGTCAAAATTACTTGACGAGCTTTTTAATGTTTCAAAGTCCATATTTTCTCCTTATTACTTTGTATTCGTTGTATTTGTGTAGGCTGTTTAATCGCCTTCATTTTTATTTATAAGAGTTCTTGTTTTTTTTTTATTTTTCTTTGTAAAAAAGTTTTCAATGCTAGAAAAGAAATCATCAATAGCTCCTAAAATTCTATACATTATTTTATCAAACATAATTACCTCTTAATATGTACCTGGTGGGACTTATTGGTTTACCCACAAGCTTTCCAGAAGCGTCCAATCTAATTTTAGATGGTCTGTACTCACAGCAAAATAGTGTGTCTTCAGCCACTAGGCCGTAACCCTCACTACCCTCGCCTTACACCCGCTTAAGCGTTGTTCAGCCACAAGGCCAATCAAAGTTCGAATCTTTAATTGTTTTAACATATTCTGTATAATATAACACACTTTGACTAAAAAGTCAATGCTCATTTGATATTAAATCTCTTTTTAAATTCAGCCATATCAATATATTTTAGGTTTATGACCGTACCATCCCATTCTAATACAGGTTTATTAACTTCATTCATATCTCTTAAATTAGGGTTGACCTTGTAAAATTGTATCTTTTTATGTGTGTTTCTACCATTAAAGTCCCAAAATGTCTGTTTCCATTGTTGTACCCAATTGACACTTGGTGTAGGTGAGTGATCTGCCACAACATAATTGTCTGTGCCTTTGTACATATTGTTGACTTTACCAGTTGTACTATTCAAATCGTGGCCAACTAGATAAATTTCATCAGGTTGTTCTTTGACACAGGCAATATAACCTGAAGTAGGACCAGCTGCCCAACCTGGATCTTTCTTTTTATCTAATATGTCATTTATACAATTTGACTTATCATTATCTTTTATCCAAGAAATCTTAATTGTTTTTTGTTGTACGTGTTTTTTTTGTTTTGATTTATCTTTTTTAATTATGTTCACAGCACCAGCCACACTTGAACCGTGCATTACAAAATGATTTGTTTCTGGTGTTCTTTTATTTTCATAAAAGGCGCCTTCTTCTCTTGCCAATTTTATATCATCTTCACTTACACCAGACTTAATCATATTTTCATATAGTTCAGCAGGTACTTTTGACCAGTTTCTAAAATAACATTCATTTTCATATGGGTAATCACTATGATATATTTCGTGCATTATACCTTGGTCTACAGCTACTAATACATCTGGTGTAAAATCTCTATATAGGGCATTACAACCATATATCTTACCGTGTTCTCTTAACTGTCTTAAATCTATACTTCTACGGCTTTCACCATTTCCAATACAAAATACTCTTTTCATTTGTTTACAAATACATCTTTCATAATCAGTTTACATTCTGTTTCATTAAACCGAATAAAAGGTTTTAGTCTGGTAAGCGTAGATGAGATTTTAGGCCATACAACTTTCTCGGTAATTTTTTTATTCCAATTCTTACTAAACGATAAGATTTGGTCAAGCACAATGATGGTCTGCTGAGCCGCTCTTTTTTGAATAAGTAAACGTAAAAGTCGTGGATGTTGTCCATTATGGCAAACGAAACCATCATCAAAACGAATATTATTCCGAATAAAGTCATCACTAATCCGTACGCAATCAGCCCTAAAATGGTAGGCAAATGCTTCTTTACGCTTTTTATAATCCAAGTAAACATCTCTACCATCTCTTTGTAAAAGATTACCAACCCATCCCTTGCTATCTGTAGCAAAGTTAGCAACAAAGAAATCAAGTATATCATTTTGTCCATATTGTTTGCTCAGTTTGTGAAAGAAGTATCTATCATTTCTTTTGGTAAATGTTTCAAGTTTACAGTTGACTTTTCCACCATATTGTATATAGTCATAATTTTTTGTGGTAAAATGTAGTTTAACACCCAAATAAACTTTAAATACATCAAACCCTCCATACATAAATTAAATAGGCAATTGGCCACACTTCGGATACTTTAACATCCTCTTATTGGTTGCTTCTAATTTGATTTTTTCTTTTAATGATTTTGAAATAAGTTTTGATACTGTGCCTGGATCTATTTCGTTTTCTTCACAAAATAATAGCACGGCGTCCATATGAGAACACCTTTTTTCTTTGACTAGACTTTCAATTTTTAAACTAAATTCTTTACTGTTCATTTCACACCTTTCATAAATGGGGGTTACTACCACTAGCGTTCACCCCCATAGTTATAACCATTACCAATATAACATAATGGTCTTAAATTGTCAATGTTATTTTGGCGCTTCTGTTAAATCAAATGTATGAAATAATATACATCTTTCAGCGCCACTTGGTACATCAATAGTTGCTGATGTTTGAGTACCGTCTTCAGATATATAATAAGTTATCATAAAAACAGGTTGACCACCTTCTACCATTCCTTCTCTACCCAATGATATACTTACTGGTTTAAACTTATAATGTTTTAGATAGTTTTCTATTTTTTCTGGTGTTGAACACAAAGCTGGTATTTGTTGAAAATAATAATCACCATAATCGTCTGAATGGTCAGCATTAACAGAAAAAACAAATAAACTTAATATAAAACTTAAAATTAATTTCTTCATAGCCTCCTTGCTGATAAAACGAGGCCACCTTTTTGATCTACTTGCTTATTTTATCTTTGTTTAATTCTTCATAATATTTATAAAAGCCATCAATTGCCTTCATAAGGTCTTGTTCGTAATCTTTCTTTTCTTTGATAAAACATTGTGAAGTACCATCTTCACTTGCTAATAAAATAACCACTTGTTCTATTGGTGTACCAAATGTTTCTTCATACATATGAGCATATGCTGTAGTTTGCATAAAGTAATTATCAATCCAACTTTCTTCTCTTTGTTTGTTGGCCGTTTTAAAATCAATTACAGATAGTTTACCATTGTATTCAGCAACACAGTCCACTTGACCAGCAATTGTAAGTTTTTTACTATACATAATTGCCTCTAGTAAATGTATGTTATCTATTTGATCTATGTAAGGTTTTAATAGTTTGAATAAACCTAATGGTAACACATCACGGATTGATGGTGTTTCGTTCTTAATATATTGTTCTACTAAAGTGTGAGTAGCTTTACCTCTACGAGCTGCTCTACCCATTTCCCATTGAGCAACTTTCTCACCAATACTGTCACGCCATTTTTGTAAACCATCTTTTTTAAGTTGGCCTAATACTGTTGTAACTGATGGATAATTTTTACCGTCTATATTGTAAAATCTAAAACCATCTACTTTCATACCTTTGGTTTTAGGAAGTAATGTCTTGTCTAAATCTATAAATTTAAATTCTTTTTTTGCCATAATATTTCACCTTCATTTATTGTATTCCATAATATATCATAATATAGGGCGTTTGTCAACCCTTAAATGCCCTTTTTCATATACATATTATTAAGTTCGTCAGGCGTTCAGTATTCGTACTTCTCGTATTGTGTCTTACCAAATTGATTTCTAAAAGCTCTCAATAGTTCTTTTCTATTTCCTTCTTTTTTGTACGATACGTGTACCCAACCAGAGTTCGGTTCATCTGGACCTTTCCAAAACTCCAATATCATTTGGTCATAATCTAAATTTTGATCTATCCAAATTACCAATTCTTGGTTGGAAACTCCAAAGATTTCAAAATCGGCCGCCTGGCCTTTAGCGTGCTGTGAATTTTTGCTTGAGCCAATGGCCTCACACAATTCTTCGGATCTAAATCCGGAGCTCACACTTACGACTTTACCAAAGTGATCTCGTACTGGTTGTAAAATTTTTTCACATAATAACTTTAAAGAGTTAATTTGATCCTCATTAGGATTATTATTAATTCCTTTTCGGTCAGCCGTCTGGCTGGCAACTAGCTCTTTAAGCGTGAAGTTTTTGCTTAATATCATTTAGTTTATCCTTTGCTTTTAATTTTAACTTTTTGAGTTCTCTTAATTCAAACCAACTCTTTATACCTCTATCATTATTTCTTCTTTGTTCAATTTCATTTACTTTGGTTTTTAGTTCTTTATGTTTTGCTTTCGCTATCATATTAACCTCTCGTTAGTTTTAAGATTTTCTCTATTTGTGCCTTAATGATTGGACCTCTATTAGGCCAATGTATGTAAGGCTCGTCACTTTTAGATAGATTATATAAAAATGGTAATATAATCTTTTCTAAATCTTTAAATCTTTGTTGTGTTTCTTCATCTGATATTTCTTTTGTGATAGTTTCTTTTTCTGCCACAATTTGCATTATCTCATTCATCATTGATTTGATAGATGAAACATCATCTTTGACTTTTGCTATTTCTAAATTTGAATTTTCTATGACGCTAGGGTCAATAGTTGGTTGTGTTTGTTCGGCAGGTTTTGATACTGGTGTTATACCCCAATCTTCATTAAGGTCAAACCCCCTCATATAATCTGGTATATCGTCAGCCATATTATTTCCTTTTCCTATGTTTTGCTAATACTTGTTCTGTTTTGGATTGTTTAATAGATTTTTTACCATATCTATCTGCTAAAGCACTTTTTGGATGTGCTTCTGCTATTCTACTTAAATTTTCTTTCCATCCACCATCCGTTTTCATTGTTATACCTGAAGCACCACTAATAATATTTAGACCTTTAATCACCTGTGTTATGTGTGGATTCTTATCCAAATACTCTTCCATTTCAGAAATAGACATCATTTCATCATATTCTTTATTGGTTTTCTTATTTAAAAAAGTATAAATGGGCATTATTTAAACCAATGATGATATGCTAGATATGGAACCAAAATAGGGTAAACTATATGTTCAACTATTTCATATAAAACTAAAAAAGTTAATATTATTGCCCACCATTTAGATGTTTTAGCTTTATCAGCGACATAACCAAAAATCTTAGCGTGAGTTCTACCTATCTTTTGTATAAGTTTATTGAACATATTATTGTTTAAAAGGATCTTTTGTTATAAAATACTTTTCTAGCATTTCTAATTGATCGTCATACTCAGCTATAATCTTTAATTCATTTTCAATTGTTTCTACAACATCTGGATGTTCAGCAATACCATTTACTTTTTGTAATAATATTTCAACATTTGCTCTATGTTTATCTATATGTCCTGTAGCGTGTGATTTTAAAGCTTCTATTAATGCTTCTCTCATTGTTCTAACTCCTTTATTTGTTCTTCACTTAATTCAGATTCTTTTAATCCTTCTCTTAACATTTGTATTTGGGGTCCCGTTATTGTTTCTGTGTAATCAAACTCTATTATCATACTAATCCACTCCATCCATTATCTGGTTCTATTGTTTTTTTTCTTTTAAAACTACCTTTGCCTTTTTTAGGTTTAACTACCTTTGATTTATACTTCGGTGTTCTAACCTCTTTGGCCATAGGATTAGTTTTAAAAATCCTGTTGTACTCTTCCTCGTATTTCTTATTAGTTATACGGCTTCTACCGTCCCATTTACCTGGCATTTCCAATACTCTTTTGATACCACTCTGGAACAACTGCTGGAGCTTTCCAAGTAGCAAATCTTTGTTTCTTCATAATATAATAGTTACGATAACTACCAACTACATCACCTGGTATTTTACATTCATCTGGCATAGCAGGTGTTGGATCAGTAGCAATTTTATTTATCTCAGCATTTTTAGGTGGGTGTTTTAACAAATCACCTAGTTTTTGAATTGCTAAGTGGTTTTTTGTGTGATTATATCTTTTTTTGTATTCTTCATTTAGAGCCATCATATGTCTATACAACCACAAATAGTTATAAGCAGATTCAAATAACCATAATGTACTAGGGTGTTTTATCCAGCCTGCCTTATACAATACGGCCTCCATATTTGAATTAGGATGTTTCCATCTTTTTATCTTACGACCATTTTTTGTTTTATCATAGTATTCTGTACCATCTAATACTCTATGACAAGTAGATAACAATTGTGCTGATTCTAAAATCATTTTGACCACGTGTTTATCACAACTCATTTGAGCAGCTTTAATAGGGTCTTTATCTAAGTAAAATATATTCATTGTACCTCCCTAATATACAGCATTTTCATATTTTGTTTGTTTATTTAATTTGCTTTCAACATTATCTATTTTTTTGTATAAGATAATTAAATCATTTTTCAATTGTTTCATATACATTGATAAATCATAGTCTATACTACCCAACTCTTTTTTTACATCATTTAATTTTTCATCAATAAATGAATTGTCAACTGTACTTTCTACTTTTACATCAAGCACTTTATCTTCTAGCATAACCAAACTACGTTTTACTTTTGTTTCAGACTCTTTAATATTTTCATTAATAATATGGATTGAATAAACTGTATATACAGCAACTAATATTAAAAATGTTTTAATAGTATTGTTTATTATATTCATTAGTCGATCACTTTTCTAAAATATCCCATAGCATTATATTTTTCACTTAATTTTTTAAACACATTATACCAATATTCTTTTGACCAATTAGTTTCAGCCATTCTACACCTATTTTCGGCGTTTGTCAACCGTCTAATTTGATCTGAATTTAAATGTGATAATTGTGGTATTGTTCTATTTACATCTTCAATTGTCATCATAATATATAACCTCCGTATTCTTATAATATATCATATCTGGCCTAAATGTCAAGCCTATATGTTTCTGTCCTGCCTGTTATTTATTGACATTATTTCGTTTAATTTTACCTTAATTTCGTCTGGATTGTCACCTAAGCCTTTGGTAATGTCTTTAAAACCTTTTAATCTCTTGTTCCTTTTCTCTAATTTTTGTATCTTTTTTCTTAAATCCTGATTTCGATTCTCTTTTACAAGTATCTTTTTCATACGCCATTGTCTTAAAGATATATTGGCCGCTATCAATAATAATACAGCTAAAGGATCAAATACAAATATAAGAATTAATATGACAATACGAACCGCCTTATCAAAGTTATCTTGTGCGTTCTCACCATATATCAGTTCAGCAACATATTTAATTGGTCCGACTTCGGCTTCAATCTTATCTTGTTCTAAACTTAATGACGCTTTTTCATTTGTAAGTTCAGCAATCTTATCACTTGCGTTATTGATTGCTGTATTTAAAGTGTTTCGTTCTTCTTCTTGTTTTTGTCTTTCTTTTAAACCACGTGTAACAAATTCTTTTTCAATATACACATCTAAAGCTTTATCTAATTGATCTAAAGTCTTTTGTGACCTGTCTATAATTAACTGTTGTTGATTAATTTGATTGTTTAATACAGAAATTTTTATGTTATTACCTGATGTAGGTTTTACTTGGTCAAGGTGTGCCTTTGATAGAAAACCAAAGATACCCATTGATGTAATGAATATTAAAACTATAATAGCACCAAAGAGATATGCTTTTAGTAAACGTGGTACATCACTATTCCAGTTATTATATAACCAACTGGCGGCAACAAGTTTACCAACTTCTAATGCTGAACCCATAGCAATAATAGGTATCACAGCACCAGCAAACAATGTTGCTAGACCTATGATTGAATACCCAGCCGCTATAATAGATATAGATATGGCCGATAGAAATGTAAGTATTGTTAAAAACATTATTTTATATTATACTCGTTTCTAATTGTTTTAATTATACTTTTAATTTTAGGAAAATAATTTTTATCTGAGGCGTAGGCACCAAGTGTTTCTACTAATTTAAATGGGTCGTCAATTCCTTCTTCTCTCAACTTCCTATAATCTTCAAAACTTGTACCATTATTTAGTATTTTAATATAGTGTTCTACACTATAACATTCGTGTTCATAAACTCTTACACCCCATTTCTTTGGAGTATTTGATGGTAACATATGAGGGTCTTGTAAATCATATGTTCTTATACCAAATAAGTTTTTACCAACTTT